CTACCCGATCACTTCGCGGATCAGGTCCATGCTCTGCCCAAGCGGGTGCGTGTAATGACGCGTTGCCGTCTCTACATCCTGCCCTGTGACCTGCGCCAAGTCAGCGGGGTCGACGCCGGCTGCGCGCAGGTTGCTGACGTAGGAGTGGCGGCACTCGTGGGGAAGGATCGGCAGACCGCTGGCGATCTGGGCCGGCTCCCAAACGTCTCGGCGGAACGTCGAGTCATGCCAAGCAGTCCCCTTCGGCGTCGGGAACAGAAGCTGGGTGTCGATCCGCGGCGGAACCTGACGAAGCAACTCGACGAGCGAGGGCGCGAGAGGCACGACGCGAACGTGCTTCTTCTCCGGACTGTCGCCCTCGGTGATCACGCCCTTGTAGGCGTTGCCGACGACCTGCTGGATCGCCTCCTCGAGGTCGAGCTTTGCCCGCAGCAGCGCGAAGACCTCACCGATCCGGAGATTGCTCAACCCGAACATGGCGAGCATCGGCTCGTAGTTGCGCGCCGGGTAGTACAGGGTCTCCTTCGTGCGCTTATCCGGTTGGGGCCTCGGCGTGACCTTCCGGACCTCGGCGCGCCCTGCCGAGGCGAATTCGCGTAGCTGGTCGAAGGTCCAGATGTTGATCTTCCGCGGCGGCTTGCGCACCCTCGGATCGTTGGCCCTGATCTTGACCCCGCGGGCGAAGTTCATCTCGACCACGTCGTCGTCGATCGCGTCCTCGGTCATGGCCGAGAGGGTGTTGCGGATCCCCACAGCGCCCGAGGCGGCGCGGCCTTCGACGCGGAGCATGTGGTCGACGAGAGCCACCATGTGACGACGGCGAAGCTCGGGGTAGGGCCAGTCGCGCAGCGGTCGCCCCTCGACTTCGACGGCGAGGATCTTGTTCAGTCGCGGAGCGATCGACGACTCGGCGGTCCTGACCGATCGTGGGTGCTTCTCCGGCCAGGTCGCGGCGTAGGAGCCGATGGTGTCGAAGCGATCGGGGAGCTGGTACGCAGCATCGATAGCGTGCTGGGCGCAACACGCCGGCTTCGCCCCACGAGCTTCGCGACGGCACGGCCCCTTCAGCGAAAAGGTCCCAGCACTCTTTCGCTTCCCCGCGCTGTTCGTGTAGCGGGCAACCCAGACCACCTTGCCCGATGGGTTGACCCTCTTGATCGGTGTCTCGCGCCGCTTCACGCTGCCCTTCGGTCGTTGCGCCTCCTAGCGAGGTAAGAATCTACGTCGTCGGGGTCGATCCGGCGCGCTGTGCCAATGTAGTAGCTGGCGATCTCCCCGCTATTTAGGAGCCTGCGGACCGTCTTCTCGTTGACCGAGAGGCGCTGGGCCAGCGATCGGGTGGTGTAGAACGGCCGCTGCGCCTCCTCGAGAACGTGGACCTCAGCCACCCTCCCCACCTCCCCGCGCCGCCCACCGCTCCCCATCCCACCGAAGAGGACGATCACACCGCTTACAGCGCTCGCAGATAGCCCCGCAGAAACCGGCCGACAGGTCGCCTTGTTCCATTCTGGCGGTGCGGTGATCGCAGCGGGGGTAGTGGCCGATCAGGTGGCAGAGGAGGTTCACCCCTTCACCCCCAGGGAGGACTGGGCCTTGGAAACTGCTTCACGTAGAGAGCGGGTGGCCTGCGTCAGAACGCGATTGACGTTCGCCTCCTGGGCCTCGCCGACGGCCGCCAACTGCTCGGCTGTGCCGAGACCAACGAGCATCGCCTGGCTTGCCTCTACAAGCTCTTCGACCAGGGGGGCTGAGAAGTAGGGCTGGACATTGGCGCCGATCTCTCGCCATCCCTCAGCCTGAGCGGGGAAGGCCGTGTGGAACGCCTTAGGGTTCGTTAGGCCATCAACCTGGATCCGCCACACCTTCTCTGGGAAGTCCGAGGGGCTAGGCAACGCATTCCTCCAGCTTGTTGAGTAGCCATTTTTCGCCCTCACGCGATCGGCGGCGGGCGGGTAGGAGGTCGTCACGATCGAGGACGACGTTGTTCTCGACGACGTACGAGGAGCGCCACTCGCCCAGAGCGACCACCCGATATCGAACGTGCGGATAGCGTTTGCCCTGACTGCCCTTGTAGCGCCAGAGGCTCCCGACCTTCACTCGCTTCTGCTCACTCATGAGGAAGGGGTCTCCTTAGCGCTGTAGACGTCTTCTCGAAGCGGGATCTCTGGGTGGGGATCGCAGCCGGACCCGTTGCAGGAAGGGCATGGCACGGTCGTGCTCAGGCCGAAGAAGCCGAAACGGCCCGAGCCGCCGCAACTGCGGCAGGTCGTCACCGGTTCCCTACACGCGATGCAGCCTGGGATGCAGCCGCTCACTGGGTCTCCCTTGGGGAGGCAAATGACGATCGGATATGCTTCAGGACGTACTCGTAGGTGTCGCTTTCGGTGCGGTAGCGGGTGTGCAGCGGGTCCTCGATGGGCGTATCACGGGCTAGCTCGTCGGCGCTGCGGGCCTCGCTCTCGAAGTGCAAGAGCACCGTGGCAAGTGAGGTCTGCATCCAGTCCTGGCCCGAGTTCTCCGGTCCCTCCCCGTCTCTATCTAGGGCAGCTCTGAGCTGCTCGGCCCCCATGACCGCCGGTTTGATGGCCGTCGAGGTGGCAAACGCCGGAGCCTGGACCGCAAAACGCGCTGCTTCGTTCAGCGCCTCGATCTCCTCCCGCTTCAGGTCAACCAGTGGCATTTGGGGCCTCCTCTTCCTCGCGGTTTTCGATGCAGGTAGAGCAGGTGAGCGTGCCGTCCTCGGTGATCTCCCAGTCGTGGTGCTGGGCCTGTTCGCGGGCATCCTGCTCGCTCGTGCCGAGCAGTTGCACGCCATCGAAGTCGATCCCCTCGTGGCAGCCGTCGCAGGAGATCTCGTAGTAGGTCTTGGCCGTGATCGCCATCAGCCCTTACCTCGCTTCTCGGCTGCCCCTAGATCGCGCTCCCAATCGACGTCCTGGAACTCTGCCCGGAAGGCGCCGGGAAGCCGCTGCTCCATCTCGACGGTGCGGTGGCCCTGGTCACAGATGTACGGGCGCTCGGGACGCGGCTCTCCCTCCAGCACGACGGTCTGCCGGCCGCACACGGGGCACTCGAAGACTTCGCGGATCTTGCAGTCGCACTCGCTCACCGCTCCTCACCGCCCTTCCCTTTGGCTGCCTGGTCGGGGGTGGTGGCCGGGAGTTCCGCGTACATGACGCGCCCCCTCATGAAGCCGCCGCGCTCGTGAACCTTCTGTCGCTTGATGTCGTCTAGGGAGTTGCGCGAGACGCCCTCGGCCACTTTGGCCAGCGCCTCGACGACCTCCATGATGTCCGCCAGCTCATCGGGCCCGCCGTCGACCAGGTACTCACCGACCTCCTCCAGAAGCTTCTTCTTGAGCAGCTTGACATGGGTGGTGTGGCCGACCGACCAGATGGCGATCGAGCCGTGGAGGACGTTTGGGGCCGCGTCCTCGATTCGGTCGCGGACCAGCTTGATCGGGTAGCGCTCAGCCACGACCCGGCACTCCTGCCTGCTCGTCTAGGTCTTCCCAGGGGGTCTCTGTGAGGGTGCGAGACTGGACGCGGACCCTGGAATACGTGCCTCCTCCGCGATAGGGCTCGGCGACTTCCTCAGCCACACAAGCGGTCGGAAGGGCGTAGCGGGCGATCACAACTTCCCCGCGCCCGCGACGATTCCCGACCACCCTGTACTCGATCCGCTCTGTGGTCTCAGCCACGATCCACCTCTGGAGTAGAGGTGGCCTGTAGGGCGGCTTCGAGGACCGTCTCCGTGATGTCGTGGAGCAGGTCATCGGGCCAGTCCCGTTCGAGGTCGAGCAGGTCGTGTTCTGCCTTCGCCCGTGCCTCGTCGCTCAGCAGCCGGTCACTGAAGTGCTTGTAGATGGGCGAAATGGCGACGTCGGCGAGGTCGAGATAGTCGAGCCCGTCGTCCGTTGCCCTCTGCGCCTCGGCTGCCCGCGTTTCCATTGCGTTGGCGACCGCCGCACGCAGCCTCTCCGGCACCTCTACCTGCTTATTCATGGTCGGTCTGCCTTTCGATCAGTTCCGAGGTGGCGGAACCTGCCCCGAGGACCGTGGAGCGCGCAGGTCATTCGCTGCGATCCTTTGCCGGTCTTGGGATAGCCCTTCAGCAGGCGAGCCGGAAACATCCCTGATCGACAAGCGGGACAAAGCTGCAAGCCATCCCCCTGCTTACTCATCGGTGTGTGGCTCCTCGGTTGTAGCTGTCCTGAAATCGCTTGAAGAACTCAGGCCCGAATGGAGTCCACGGCGCATCGCTTGCGCCAAGGTCGTAGGTCAACATGCCCAAGAGCACGCGGCGCAGGTAGCTATCCATCGCCTCCCACCTCCTTAGAAGAAGCACCGGCCGCCGCCTGAAGTGCAGCGGCGAGCCGTTGGTTCTCCTCGCGTAGCCGCTCGTTATCGCGGATCAGGTGGGCATATTGGGACCAGCTTGGCTCTTCGCCGGTTTGCTCTCGCCAGCGCTCAGCGGTGGGGCCGTGGGCGAACATGAAGGCGTCGCGGGCGCGGCGAAGCTCCGTAGACCACTCCTCCAGCAGGCCGTTGGCCTCGCACCACTCGAAGACTCCGAGGGTGGCGACCATTGCGTTCAGCTTCTCGCGGGGTGGCCAGCCTCCGTGACCGGCGGTGATCGGCGGGTCGGGCGGTCCAGGGATGCCAGCCATTGGATGCTCTTGGAACTGGTCCATGAAGTCGCCCTCGCCGCTCATCGCTCCTCCTTGGAGGTATCGGTAGCGGGGACGTAGCGGCGGCTGGGGCCGTGACCGTTCCGGCGAAGTTCGGCAGCGACATAAACGTCGCTGGCCTCGAAGCCGAATATCTCACCGTCAATCTCGCGGTTGCGGCGTAGGGCGGTGATCCAGAACCCCCCCGGCCAGTCCTCATCGCTCCCCTCCCCCTGCTCCCCGGAGGGATGGCAACGGGAACAGCCACCGCAGTCCACCCGGACCGCCTGCTCCCCCATGAAGGCCTCGAACTGGCCCGAGCCATCGCATTTGGCAGGGAGGTTGTCCGTTTGGGGCGCAGGCAGCTTCTCCTCCCCGGAGGGATCGAGGGTGTCTAGGGGAGTAGCGGCTTTGACCTCGAAATCGGTCGGGGAAAGCAGCTTCCGCAGGTCGCCGATGACCAGCCGGTATGTGGCGGCGACCTGGCGGTAGGCGCTCTGCGACGAAGCTCGGTACTCGTACTCGCGAATTCGCCCCTCTAGCGCCTCCTGTATGCGCTGTCTCTCCTGGTTGCGGGCTTGGTCGAGGGTCTCGCGGGCTACTGCTCGGGCGGCCTCGCGTTCTTTGCGGTCCTCCTCAGCGAACTCCTGATGCCCCATGCCCGATGTCTTCTCGAAGGCTGCCGGCTTCAGCAGGCGGGCCAACCCCTCAACTCTCTCGTCCCATCTAGCCATCAGAAAGCCTCCTGGTTGTCGAGGGCGGCGAGAACAGCGTCACGGAGTTCTTTCCGCGCCAAGCTCTCGTTGATATGGAGGCCGTCGAGATACCGAAGCGCCTTTAGAGCGAGTTCCTGCCGTCGCTCCCTCTCTTCCTCGGCTCCTTGGCGACGTGCTGCCGCAAGCTCGTCTTCCGCCGATTTGCCGCCCGCTTCCACCTCCTGGACCAGCGCTTTCAGTGCTTCCTCGGCTCCTTGTTTGAGGAGGGCTGGGGCGGCGGCATCGACAGCTAGCTCGGCTAGGACGCCCGGGTCGGGTTCACCGCCCGAGCAAGCAATGCCGTGCGTGATCGCACCCTCGGCAAGCCGATATGCCTCCTCCGGCACCTCTTCCCTACCTGGCATCGGGGTCTCCTTTTGGGTCGGCTCGTTCAAGCTCGGCGTGTTCCCGGCACTCACCAGGGTCGATGCACTCGGCGCGCCGAAAGCCGACCCGGCGCATCAGGAAGTCGACATCGCTGGGCTGAGTGCCGCAGCGATGGCAGTCGTCCCGGCCGTCCCGGAACCACTGGCCAATGCAGAGGTAGCGCGAGACTGCCCAGCGCAGTTTGCTCGCCCAGTGCCAAGCAGCCACACCGTCCGCGTCAGCACCGATGCCAAGGCCGCACCTGATCCAGACAGGAACTTCAGATGGGGACTGCGGTAGGACGATGGCTTTGATCCGGTACTTCCGCTCGGTCACCCAGCGAGAAAGTCGGACCTTCATCGGTGGCTCCCCGACATGGCCGCTACCGCCGCACTTTGGGCAGGCCCGGTACATCGCGTACAGCTCGTTGCCCGTCCCGTTGCAGTGGCCGCAAAGCTTCCACCCGGCGCGTTCGCTGGCGCGCCGTACCTGCTGGTCCTGCCAAACGCCAGCGTTCATTTGGCCTCCCCTCCTTTCAGGGCGGCTGCCTTCTCACGGCAAGTTGTTGCGGCGCTTTGCAGCCCGGAGGAATAGGCGTCGACCTCCGAGCGCTCGGCCCGCGCTTCGAAGTCGGCCGCCAACTCCTCCAGTACTGAGGGCTCTGAGGGAACAGCAGCTGGTAGGGCTTGGGTGGCCGGGACGTAGCGGCAGAACTCTTCGTCGTCGCCTACCCAGCGGCCGAGAAGGATCTTGCCGTCCGCTCCGCGAATCGCGTAGATCGTCGCCGGCCAGTCCTCCTCGTCTCCTCCCTCTCGCGTGTACTGCTCGGGGCAACAGTCCGGACAGGGGACAGGGCCAGGGACGCTCTGGGTGTTTCCGCACCGCTCGCAATCCTTTGGGGCCTCTCCCTGAGTAGAGGCCGGATCGACGCTGGCAGGTACGAGATCGCTGAGTCGATGCCAGGGACCGTCAACACGCCGCACCCACATCGTCCGGTCGGTCTTCCTGGCGACTTCGAGCGTGTCGCCATCAACCCGCCAGGTCTGGCCGTGGTTCTCTTCCGGCGTGGCTAGCTCCTGCTCTCCCTGAGAATCTGAGGGGGCCGAAACAGCGGCAGGTAGGACGGCCGCGAGCTTGGATTTGACGCGGTCGCTGACATCGTTCCCAGCGGCCTCGACTTCGGGGTCGTTCGGATGCAGGAACCCGCCCTCGGCGGTGCGCCAGTCCCGGCCATCGATCTCCTCGCCGATTGCTTCGCGAAGCTCCAGCAGAACCGGGCCATCGTCGTCTAGCAGCCGCTCCCGTAGCCTCGCTGCCTCTCCTGTTGAGGGCTCCAAGTCGTACTCGGCGAGATGTCCGGCAGGGTTGATGACGGCTTCGAAGTCCAACCCGAGGGCGTGGAACTCGACCTGAATACCGCCGTCGCTCATGGGCACGTAGGAGAGTGCGCGGTCGAAGCCCCGGAGCCTTCCTAGAGCCTCGGCGGTCGGAGCCTTGCCGCCGTAGCTGTCCCAGCCCGGCTCAAGCGCTTCAAGCTGCGCGATCCTCCCCTCCCCCCGATGCTCCTGAGAGGCGAGGTTGCGAAGGAAGCGAGCCTCGTGATCGGCGCGAAGTGAACCGCTAGCTTCGATCCAGACCGCAATCTCCTCCAGCCGCTCCCGATCCTTATCGCTCAGTGCAAGGCTCGGTGTCTCTCCTTGCTCTGGCTGGGAGAGAGCCGTGAGGGCGAGGGTGCGGAAGACGTTTGGGTCGTCGGTGCGCTCAACATGCCAAGGCATCTGTTCGCCGTTTTCCTCGCGGCGGACGTACAGGGTGGCTCCGGTCGCATTGGGCGTCTCTGTCGAGAACCCGACAACGGTCAGGTAGCCAAACCCCTGGTGCTCCACTGTGCAGCCCAGCCGCAGCATGGCTCCGGTCGCATCGAGAACTTGAACGCCGTGAAAGCTGCTCCTCCCCACCGAGAGCGTCTGTGTACGGTCAGACATGGCTTACCTCCGTGAGTGCGTAGGCGGCACCGAGGAGACCGAGGCGCTCCAGGTCTTCCCAGGTTGCGTCCGAGATCGTGTGGCGCTTGCAGTCGCTCATGCCGGAGTCCTCTTTGACGACGGACAGGAACACGCCACCCACCCGCTTGGATGCGACCGACTACCAGGGCTCGTCGTGGGCACCTTCGCCTGGTCGCTCACTTGGTCTTTGCCTCCTGCGAGTGCAACGTCCGGCAACGAAGCACGTAGGCAATTAAGTGCCTCAGGAAGATCGTCGTCTTCACTCGCCGCTCCCGATCGAATAGCGCCGAGTAGGGCGAGGACGTGGTGCTGCTCCAGCCCGGCAAGCGTGAGCACAGGCGAGTCGTCGTTGAGCCACTCGACCTCGACGGGGAGGTCGGCTAGTTCGGCGTCGCTTGCCTTGGTCGGGTCACCGGCCCACTCAAGAAGCCGGTCCGCCACTGCCTTGTGGTCTACCTGGGGAGTGTCTTTAGGCATCGTGAGTCGCCCTCCAGAAGTCCGCGCAGGTTCCAGTGCTGCCATCGCTGAGCCTTCGTGATGCGTCGGCGTGTCGCCGAATGCATGGCTCCGTCGAAGCGACTGTTGTCGCGCAGGCCTTGCACTCGACCACGTTGCCGATCTTCGAGGGGTCGAACTTGCCCACCGGCTCAAACAGGCTTTCGGAATGTGTCGGGTCTAGCATCACTTCGACCCTCTTCTTCATGGCCGTCTCAGCCATCAGTTCTTCTCCTTCTCTGTAGTGATCAAGGGCATGGGTTTAGGCATCTCTGTCACCGGCCACCCACCGCCCCAAAGCCCTCGAGCTGAGGCTGTCCCCCACACATGCCCTGCAGCTTCTGGATCTCGTCAGCCGCTTCACTCATCGAGTAGACGTGGGGCATTGGTACGCCGGCAGCGAGCGACAGGCGCTTCATCTCTCGGCGCTGTTCGAGGGTTACCGCGAGGCGGTCGCGTCGGGCGCGCTCTGCTTGTAGGGCGTCGCGGGTCACTCGACCTCGAGCACCTTGGCGATCGCCATGCGGGACTCAACCCATTCGTCGAGCCAAACCAGCGCCCAGGAGAGCCGGAAGACGCCCTCGGACTGCTCCTTCCAGTCGATCGACTCGTCGGACACGTCGAGGGGCTTGTCGCCCAGGCGAATGGAGACGACCCACTGCTCTGCAGGGCGGCTGCCGTCAGGCTTGATCCCCAGCTCGTCGAGTGCCGTGGTGACCACGCTCTCTGCAGCTGAGCCAGCGTGAACGATCCCGATCGTCCCGCAGAGGCAGCCGCACTCGCCGTCGCTGTAGGTCGAACCGTTGATCTTGCCGTCGACCATCGCTGCTCGGAGCGCCGCCACCTCGGCCGGCGCCTGGTCGAGGATCGAGAGGAGGTCCTGACGGGTTGACCAGAGCGGGTGGCGCCAGTGGTCGGCGCCGAGGAGGTCGGCGCCGCGGAGGTTGGCGCCGCGGAGGTTGGCGCCGAGGAGGTTGGCGCCGCGGAGGTTGGCGCCGAGGAGGTCGGCGCCGCGGAGGTTGGCGCCGAGGAGGTCGGCGCCGCGGAGGTTGGCGCCGCGGAGGTTGGCGCCGAGGAGGTTGGCGCCGCGGAGGTTGGCGCCGAGGAGGTTGGCGCCGCGGAGGTCGGCGCCCGCCTTCGCCGCTTCTTCGACCGCCGTTCGTACGTCCTGGGCGTTCTCGGCGGTGTAGATGACGGTGCCGTTCCAGCGGTGCTTGATCTCGATCACTGGGTGCTCCTTTCGGAGCCAGCTAGAGCCGCCTCCTGGTTGGTTTCTGAAGGGGGGCTCTCCAGCTTTAGTCGCTCGTACATCGACTGGTGGCCGGGGTGGCGCTCGTCGATCCGCTTGCAAAACAGCTTGGCCTCGTCGTCTAGCTCGTGCCACGCGATCACCTCGGATCGGTTCTCCAGGGCTTCGTGGTAGGCCCGACACACCGGGGCACCGATCACGGGCTCGTAGAGGATCAGGGCAAGGTCATCGTCGGGGAGGTCGGCGAAGGTGCGGCGGATCCACTCGGCGGGAACGAGGTGGTGTGGGTCGACTGGACCCCAGCAGCGATGATCGCGACGGTGTGACTTCGCCCAGCAAGGCCACTCGGTGACGAGCTCGGAAAAGCGGGTGTGGGCCTCGGCGACCGCGGGTGACTCAGACCTGCTCCGCGCCTTCATCTTCGGATCGGCCTGGGCACCACACTCGGGGCAGCGCAGTTCGGAGGGGTGGAACTTCTGGCTAAGACTCGACTTGCCCTCCCAGGTGTGGCCGTTGCGGCAGGCGTAGTTGGCCATTACCAGCGCGCCTCCTCAACGGGGACGCACTCGGGATGCACCCAGCGACCTGTAGCAAGGATTTCCTTGATCTGCTCGCCCTTGCGGATCGCTGCATTGCATCCTGAGCAACGACTGTTGTGCAGGGCCAGGATGGGTGGGGATACGGCGACCTCGACCTTCATGACGCAGCCTCGCTCCAGCATTTGGGCGCCTGCTTGACCACGGCGCGAGCAAGTCGTCGACGCTCTGCAACAGTGAGCTCGGCGAGCTTCAGATCCGCGTGCCAGTCGGCACGGCCGTGTGGTGTCGAGTGCGCGCATTCCGCGAGCGCTGCCCGAAGCGACCCGTTGTTGAATTGCCTGATGGCGCCCATGCCTTTGGCCGGCGCGAGCAATTCCTCCAGCGTGTAACTCGCCAGGTGCGGGCCAGGGGTGATCAGCGCCTCGACGACACGCTTGACCGGCGCCCCCCGGAGTTCCCGGCGCTCCCTGGCGCGAGTCAGGCGGCGCTCGTTGGCGGCGGCCAGGGCGGTGAGGTGCTGGGGCTGCTCGGCTACAGGCACGGCTCCCCCTCCCCTACGTCAGCCAGCGCGCCTCGGATTGCGCCGCGGACCTCAGCCAGGTCGTCGAGCTTCTTGGCGAAGAGGGCGGTGATGTTCGGCGCCCGGTCCTGGGACTGGACGATCTCGCGGGTCTCGCGAGCGGCGCGGATGCAGAGATCGGGCTCGTGCTCGGCCAGGAGGCGGCGAAGGGTGGCGCGGTCGGGGTTGGGCCACGGTCGGCCGTGGTCGTTGACGTCAAGCGAGTGCAGGCCGGCGGTGAGGTGATGCCACACCTGACTCAGAACAGAAGGGGAAGGGCTCCCTCCCCCTTTCTTTGGGTTCTGAACTATGGACTCTGGACTGGCATCGCTGGCGCATGGTGTTCCGCATCGCCTCTCGCATATGCGCTCGCATTGCGTCGGCAATGCGCTGTAAATGCGTTCGCATTGCGTCTGCATCAGGCCGCCTGCGCTTCCTCTTCGGCTTGCTTGCGGCGCCGTTCGCGACCCCAGCGAGCCTCGGCCGCTTTCCGCGCCGACTCGGACTTTCCGAGGGCCTCGGTGCGAACCTCCTCCATCTTCAGGTTCACCAGGCCGCCGTTGTCGTCTGGGTGCCACTTGTGTGCAAAGGCCGGCCAGAGCTTCTTGAGGCGCTGGGGCGAAGACGTGAGAAACCGGGCGTTGGCCGCCACGTCGGCAAAGATCGACCCCCGCTGCCAGGCGATCAGTAGGAGCTTCCAGTAGGCGCCGAACTCCTCGTCCGTTAGCCCCATCTGGAGCGCGTCGGCCAGCGCGTCGTCGACCCAGAGCTTCATGTATGGGAGTTCGGATGGCACTCAACGGCCCGCCCTGTCTACGTGTAGCCACGGCACCTACGCCGCCCTCGGCTGGTCGTGGTCGAAGAGCTTGGGCGGCTCGGGGAGTAGAGAGAGCGTGTCGTTGAGATCAGGCGAAGCAGGCCCAGCCCCGCCCTCGCCCGGATCCGCACTGGCATGTGCCTGGGTTCGGTCGGACCCGCCACCCTGGAGGGGTGAGACGCCAGTGCGGACCCCGGCGAGCCTGTCTCGCCCGAGTTCTGTAAGTCGGTATTCCTGGGACGGTGAGCGCTTACGGCTCGGGATCGAAGACTTCCTGTAGCCGCACCCAGTCATCAGCTTCTTGTTGACCAGGGCCATGACGGCCAGGCTGATGACGCCTCGGTGCTCGTCTGGGATGACGTGCCAGAGGTCGTCGGAATGAAACGGCTCGGCGTCGTGGGTGCGGAAGTAGTCGAGAATCGCCTCTTCGGCGACCGTCTGCATGTCGCTGGAGGAGGTCACGCTGATCTCCTCGCCGCTGCCTGGCCCAATCTGGGAAGCATCAACGCCCCCCCAGACCACGCGGTAGCTACGACAGCGCGTGCATCTCGCGGGGTCCTGAGAGGTCAGCCAGGAATGGCCACAGTTGCAGCAGGAAGCCCGGCGCTTCATCCGGTTGTCCTCTGGGTGATGTGAAAGCACCGGCAGTGCGGGCAGAGGTAGGTGCGGATCTTGTTGCCGAGGTCGCGGCTGGCAAGCCTCGCCTGGCGGGAGGAGTTGAAGCAGCGCTTGCCTGAGTCGGGGCAGGTCATACGACCTCGCACTCCCCACCACACGGGCAAGCCATCGCGCCCTCAAACGCCGGCTCGCCATCGAAGAACCGCACCACCCCGGGCCGATGACAGTCCACGCAGGAAACGTCCTGGTCGTAGCCGTGCTCGGCCTCGTGGGCGTCCTGTAGGGCCTCGTCGAGGGTGAAGGTCATCCTCGGACCTCCCGCACAAGACGCTCAGCCTCGTCAGCGACTTTGTCCGGCGAGACGAACCCGTCTTCATGAGGACAGTTGAGGAAGTTCTTCCCCTTCCGAGCCTCGGCAACGGTGGTGATTTCCACCCTGCAGCCGGACTTCATCCACCGTTTGAGTTCCGCGGTCTCTTCACGTTTCGTCCCGTAGCCCGCCACCATTGCCGCGGTGACGCAGCCGCACGATTTGACGCCGATGTACGCCTTGTCGGTCTCGGCCATCAGGACCCCACCTGCGTTCCCGCTGCCTTCTTCTCGAACTTGCAGCCGGGCAGCTCAGGGGCTACGTCTCCGTTGGCTTTCACCTGCTCGTACATCCACTTCCGCAGGGTCGTTTCGTCAACGACCTTCAGCGGCGTGCCATCCGGCAAGGTGTCTGGGACCAAGGCGAAGTCGACCACCTCGGCCTGCCATTTCTTCGGCTGCGTGAACCCAGCGAGCGTCGGGGCCGCTGGCGGCGCGTCGGGTGGCAGCGACTGGATCGCGGTCTCGGTGACCGCGGCGGTCTCAGCATCTCGCCGTGCCTCCGCCGCGAGTTCCTCGGCGACCTGCTGGTCGTCAAAGTCGTCTGACTCGGATGCGAGCTCGGCCGCTTCGCGCTCGGCCTTCTCTGCGGCTTCGCGCTTTTCCCGCGCCTCGCGCTCTACACGCTCCCGCTCTTCGTCGATCTTGCGCTGGCGCTCGCGGGCTTCCTCCTCGCGTTCAGCTTGGTAGGTAGCCAGTTTCTTGCGGACGACCTCGTCGACCTTGTCGAACGGGGCACGCGCCTTGTCGAAGACGCGCTTGATCTCTTCTGCCGCGTCCTTGCGTGGTTTGGTCAGGGCAAGCCGCTTGGCATCAATTTCCTTGCGCGTCCGATTGATCTCGACGGCGAGGTCACGGGCCTTCGCTGCCTCCTCGTCGTTGGTGATCTCGATCGCCTCGGCAAGTCCCCGGGCGCGGGCGACCTTGGCCTCAACGTCCTCCGCCAGGGTTGATAGATCGGCGGGGAGGAACTCGGCCATCGCAGGCGCCTCGGCTAGGTCGGTGCCCGCGGCGGTCATGCGATCACCTCGGCGGGGCGCTCCGTAGTCAGGTATTTCTTCTCGCGGTAGGCGGTGAGCGCGGCCTTGAAAACCTTCTCGGTAGCGTGGCTCTCGGTCACCACGTACTCGCCGTCGGGGCCAAGGCGAACGACGGCCCGCACGTCGGAGGGCATGTAGCCGGACTCGACGCCCCCCAGCTCATAGCCCGCGAGCGCGATCAGGCTCTCGTCGTAGGGAGGCCGAAGGCGACCGGGCGGCTCCTCGTCCTTGCGGAGCTGCTCGTAGGACCAGTCGGTGACGGTTTTGTAGTCGAACCGAACCAGCTTGCCGGCGCGCGGCCCCTTGCGAGGGACGCAAAGCAGATCGCCTCGACCGGCGAACTTGTGGGTGGTTGAGGCGACGAAGTACTCGACATCGACGACTTCGGGATCCTCGTCGCGGGCGAACTTCAGCCCGGCCTGGATCCACTTCCTCTCGTCGGGGTAGGCGGCCAGGTCCGGCACGTCTCCCTGCCAGAGCCGCAGCAGCACGTCGTGAGCCACATCACCGCGCTTGCGGGCAACGCCCCAGATCGCGTCGTAGTGCGTCCCTGCCTCCCTGAGCTTGGCTCGGAGCTGCTCGCGGCTGAGGCCAGCGATATCGACGCCGCTTTGGGCGAGCGCAATGATCGCTTCCTCCTGCATCTTCACCGCCTTGGGCGTCAGCGCCGGGATGGCGTAGATGCCTGCGATGGTCGAGACCGAAGGCCATTTCTCCTCGCGGCCATCGATGCGGTAGCAGCGGTTCTGGCCTTTGCCGTCGACGCCGACCTTGTCCCAGAATTCGACTCGGACTCCAGAGGGCAGGGTCTCGGTGCGATTGGGTGGGCGCCTACTCGCCATTGGAGTCACCGCCCTCGCCCTGCGCTGGCTCCTGCTCGACGAGCTTCTGTAGTTCAGCGTCGAGAGCTCCGGCCTGCTCCTCGGTCAGCCTCGCGAGCTGCTCGGAAACCGATTCGTTCGGGTTGAACGCGTCGATCCCCAGAGCGCCGAGCCTGAAGTTCAGGCCGTCGAGGGCGTTGACGGCGTTCTCTTCAAGCACTGGCTTGGCCAGCTCGTAGCCCTTGACCAGCTGCTCGACCTGCTCGGGGCTGAGGGTTGGCGCGACCGGGGCATCAGCGACCTCTGCGTCGGCCTCGACGTAGACGACCTCGCCCTGCGCATCGACCTCAGCACCGAGCTCCTCTGGCGTGTAGGCGGGCGAACCAGCGGTCACGTCGGGGCAGTGCTGGCGCACCCCGCGCGCTATACACCGGGCAAAGAGCATGTCGATCGGCGAGTTCTTCCAGCGCAGAGTCTCGGCAAGCGAAATCCAGTTGCCCTTCTGCCTCGTCTGGATCTTCTGGGCCTGCTCAATCGTGAACTCGACGACCCCGAGAGAGACACCGTCCTCGAAGAACTCAAGGGCAGCCTTCTTCTCGGTGCTCTCCTTGACTTTGTAGTCGTAGTGCTCCGAGCGTTTGACCAGCGTGGCGAGCACGTTGGCGCTGTGAGACGGCGCGCCTTCAATGATGTGGATGCCGCGCATCGAGGCCATTGGGCCAAGCCCGAGTTCTTCTCCGGCGACGATCTTGACCACGGCCTTGCTCACGTCGCGAGCGTCAGAGAAGAACCCTGATTTCGCGAAGTGGTCGGCGAGACCCATCGGGTCGCGATGCATCAGCGGCGTGGTGTCCCTCCGCCGAACGATCGCTTGGCTCTGTGTCGGCTGCTCGCTCACGACGCCCACCGATCGCTCAGCAGCAAACCGAGGCCGTCGACCTGGTTCACCAGCTCGTTGAAGCGAAGGTGCAGATCCTCGTTGCCGTCGAGGGGTATCCGGGCCGCAGCAACAACCAGGGCTGCTCGAACGTCGAGCAGGTCAGATCCCGTCTTCCTCGCGTCGTCGGGATCGATCGGCGCCGGTGTCCGCAACTCGATCGCATCCCTGGTGAAGAAGCACAGTTCTCCATCCGGGACCGGCTTTGGCGAAGCGGGCTCGGGGCACCTGCACCGAGTGCCGTCGATCGCCGAGCAAAACGGAGCTATTACGGACTCGCACCGCCCGCATACATGGGGGTGCATATGTAGGGTTGCTGCAGGCAAGGACTGGCCTCCTTGGCTCGTGCTCCCGGCTGACTCATCAGCGCGGGGGCTTTTTTGTGAAAAGAAGTGGCGTTGGCGGGCTCGCCGCTGGGACATCAGGCCACCCGCCTCAGTGCAATCGCTTCTTCGTGGCGCTCTTGGGACGCCAGATAGGCGTTCCACTCAGCGGCAAGGTCGATCGGCTGCTCGCGCTCAGGGCGCTGGAGGCGTCGGCCCTCGCGATGGCGGATGCCGTGGGAGACCCAGAGCGCCCAGAGGCATAGGGCGGCGAAGGCTGCGACGAGGACCCAGGCGGAGAGGCCGGAGACGATGGCGGTGGTCACGGGCACTCCGGCTCTTCGACCTCGAAGGTGACGACGTCGTAGCAGCCGCCGCCGTCACATTCGACGGTCCCCGGATCGGCCGACTGAATTTCATCGCGCAGTTGCTCGAAGATCTCTTCGCGCGAGGCGAACTTCCCCTCCACATGCTCAACCTCGACGCCGACTCTTATCTGGAACTTCATGCCGCCGCCCTTGTGTCGTCGCGGTCCCAGCCCAAGAGCTGCTCAAGGGAGCAGTCGAGGAGCTCAACCAAAGCCGCGAAGTACTTAGTCGGGATCAACTCCTCACTGCGTTCGAGTCGGCGCACGGTGTCTTCGCTGGCGGGTAGCCGGCACCCACGGAGGTGCGCGCAAACGTCGTGGCGCTCCAGGCCCTTTGCCTCGCGGAGTTCCTTGAGGCGATTCGTCGGCTGCTCGATCATGGGCGGGACCGTAACAGCTTCCGGAAGATTCTGCAAGGGAAATCTCCTGTGAGATTTCCGCTATGTGCGAAATTGATTTACCGTGCCGAGCGTGAAAGGTGCATTTATTGAGGCTCTGGCGACTGCTGCGAGGCAAGCGAGAGAGGACCAAGGCAAGTCCAGGGAGGAAGTCGCCGTGGCCCTGGGCGCATCCACAGACAAGGTCCGCTACTTCGAGAAAGCGCGCGCATTCACCGCGCTAGACGAGATCCTGAATGCCTACGAAGAGGTGACCGGGGTCTCGCTGTTCGACCTGCTCGACGAGGCCAAGGCGCACCTAAAGAAAAAGGGCTGATCCTCCTCCAGCTCCTCCGCGAGCAGCGCGAGTGTTGGGGACCAGGAAGATCCTGAATCGAGCTTTCTGGCGGCGTCGACCACCTCCCGCTGCAACCCACGAAGCACCTCTTCTTCTGCCTGCGTCACCCCTGCTCCCCTCAGTTCGTCGACTCAGCCTAGCGGGGCCCTGCGAACAGATGTTCCCCACCGTTGAGAGGGCAAAAACCGCCAAGTTCTCCCTGACCAATTAGCTCCCCCCATCCGGCCGAAGCTTTCCGGAACACGACCCCTCTGGTCAAGCGTCCTGTACTGGAAAGTTTCTCAGCCCAACGGTGGGACCTCGATGCAGCCCAGCATGGAAGCCACACGGAGCGCCTCGTCTTTGGATTTGCCTATTCGTCTAGCGGCCGCCGCGGCCTCTTTCTCGAGCTCCAACCGCGCTTCTTCGGTGATCTCCATGAACCGCTCGAGGCCTTCTTGGTCGAGCCAGTATCGATCGCTGGCGACGTGGAAGTACTTGTTGAGCCCCCCGCCATTGCCGAGCCAGGCGACGAGATTGTCGACGTGGGTCTGGGCGAACTGGATGCGGTTGTGGTCCTTGGCGGATGCCGGCAGCGCTTCCCAGTCCTCGGTCTTTATCAGGTGGGCCTCGGTCGCCCTATAAATGGACTGAACAAATCGGCCGGTCTCGCGCTTGTCGGCCACTTCCGCGCATTTGAGTCGCACTAGGTAGTTGATCTGGTGGCTGACCTCGCTCGTGAGGTCCTTGCGGCGCTCCCAGACCTCGCCGTCTGCTTCTAGCCGATCGACAATTTCCGCCGGACTCCCAGGCGCTTCAGCCAGTAGGAGCAGCACCTTGGCGCGCAGGGGATGCGACATGGCCTTACTGCGATTTGCCGCCGCGACATCCTCGCGCTTTCGCTTAGTCGGCACGCTTGGGACTCCTCTTTCTGGCTAGGACTCTGACGTTTTCATGCTAAACGAATGACGCTGACCAATTACTGGGAATAACCCCAGTGCTGGAACTTCTTCCAGCACGGCCAAGGTCTACCCGGTGCAGCTTCCTTTCCCGCTGACGAGGAAGGGGGTGAGGCACCATGAAGATCGGAGAGAGCGAGCAGGTCATTCCGATGCTGTCCATCGGCAAGTCGCGCTAAGGCACTTGCCGGGCCGATCTCCAAGCCAAGCCTTTTCCATTCTGAGGCAGGGGAGGGGGTCGGCCCCACCCAGCACGACGAAGCCCCCGACAGGTCAGTGCGCCGGACTCCTCTGCGATCGATCGCTTCCCTGGTCCCCTCGCCCGCCAATACCTCGACCGTACCTGAACTCGGCGGCAACTCTCCAAAGAAGTCATGCGCGACGCATGACTTTTCTAGTCGTCGTCCTCGGAGCCCTTGACTATGCGGCTGATGGTGCTCTGGTCGAGACCCGTAGCGATTTCCAGTTCGCCCTGGGTCGAGCCCCGGCTGACCGCCCAGCGGATAAGCCTGTCGCGCTCGGGCTTCAGCGCTTCCTTGCTGCGCTCGAGGTGGCTTTCCTCGTTGCGGATCTCGCGTAGGCGTTTGAGGGGATCTAGGTGCGGCATGGAAAGGTCGACGCCCCCTGCGCGCAGACTCATCGTGGCGGATCCACTGCAGCGATGCTGGCGCCGGTATCCCGGGGCTGTACCGAGATCGCCGGTCCCGGAACGAAGACCGCCCCCCGGCGGCGGGCCGAGGGGCGCAAGGGAGACTCCAGTCATGAGACTCGGCGCGAGCTTAGCCGATTAGTCAAGTTCTATGCGTTCGGCGAGCGCGATGAGTTCCATTGGCCTGACGCCGAGGCCCTTGGCCATCTGGCACACCGTCGACCAACGCGGGTCTCGGACGCCTCGCTCGACCGCGGAGATCCAGGTCGAGTGCAAGCCCGCCTTGAAAGCCAGATCCTCCTGCGTGAGGCCTTCGCGATCTCGGATCTGCCGCAGCGCCTTGCCGAGAGGGATATTGGATGCGGGGGTCCCTGCCATGCACATGAACCCAACGCGCTAATGGCGCTCCGGTCCAGAGTCGAATCGTTCAGTCGATCAGATACACACCGGAGTACGCCGCCAGGCTCCCTTGCCCCAAGTGCGAACATCTGTTCGTGCCACGCCGTGAATTCCCACCGGCCAAACGCTTCGACGCAGCTTTCGAGGACTTCCGCCTCCCAGAGGCCTGGGATGCAGCCAACGAACTGCCCGTAGTGACGCTCTCACGAGCCCTTCGCCTAACGATGCTCTTGGGCAAGGAACGCCACCCTCGCTTCGAGCCAGCCGCCCTCCGCTTCCTCGAGCGCTTCATTCGCGAGGAGACGCCCTCGGTCGAGGCGATCATGAAGACCGCCAACGGGCTCGCCCATCTCGGCGATGCCCTGGGGTGGATGGATGCTTGGGAAGGCCTGCGGGATCTCTCGGAGCAGATCGATCGCCGGCGCCTGATGCAGCCCTAGAACGACAAAAGCCCCCCGCCGAAGAGGCGAGGGGCCAGAGGTACAGCGAAGGAACTACGCGCTCAGGGCTTGTCTTCGAGCACCGCGGGCAGGCCGCGCTTGAGCAGGAAGTAGTTGACGTACTTCGCGCCCTCGCCGACGGCGAGCCCAGCGAGAAGGCCAGCGCCGACGACGATCCAGGCGAGCAGGTCGGCAGGCGGTTCGACGACGCCAAAGGTCCGGAGCAGGGCGACGAAGCCAGAGACGATGAGAGTCGCCACGACCTTGCGGCTGACGGGGATGGTGAACATGAATCCTCCTCGAGGTGGGTTGAGTGGACCGCCTAGCCCCAGTCGGGCCGGGCGACGATGCCGTGGTCGAAGTCGCTGATCGGGCGTTCCTTGTCAGCGACCTCGCCGCCGTTGGACTGGCTGCCGTCGGCGGCTGAGGTGTTGCCCTCGCGCGTCGGGACCATGCCGTTGCGGGCTGGGCCCCGGACGGTGACGACGTGCTCGCCGCCCCAGAGCGACCCAAGATCGCCGGCCTGGCACTTCTCGACCGGCACCGCCCGCAGGCCGTTGGCGTGGGCCAGCGCGTCGGCGGTGATGTACGGGGCGTAGCCGAGACGCTGGTGGTTCGGGATCTTGGCGCCGCCAATGTGGACGACGATCCAGCAGGCGCAGCAGCCACACCAGTAGACCGGCCCGGAGTAGCCGGTGAAGGTGATCATCTCCCCCACCTTCTTGCCCCAGTTGGAGCCGGACGGTTCCTCGTGAACGCCGACCAGGCCATTCGACTTGACGATCGCCTCCTCGCCCAGCGACTTCGCGTAGCGCTTGCGCAGCTTCTCGCGGTAGTCCTCTCGGCGGTGGCCGGCCTCGACCTCCTGGGTGGTGCGCTCGCGACCGGATCAGCTTCTGGGTGCCTTCGGAGATCGTGTGCTGCTCGAGCTTCTGCTTTGCCTCACCGATCACGCCGAGGCAAGTAGCGACCTCGCCGGCGGCGTCGAAGGTCTCGGCTCCCAGCACGCCGTCGACCTCGATCTCTCGGTCGATCTTCAGGTGCTCGAAGCGCTCGTTGACGTTGCTCTGCAGGGCGGAGACATCGGCACCCTTGAGGCGCGGGGAGTGCAGGGACAGGGGCCGATGCACGGCTTTCTCGTGGGCCATTGGGATGGCCTCCTTTCGGTTTGGGAGCCGCGCTCAGGCGGCGAGGATCGAAGCTGACCCCGATGCTTGAGCGCTAACGCAGAAGGGTCGAAATGAAATTCCTCATAAATCGTCGCCCGAATTCCGAGCAGCGCGAGGGGTGTTATGAAACGGGTGTTATAAAAATCGCTATTCGGTGCAGACGCGGATGCCCAGCGCGTTCACTGAGCAGACGACTTCCCCGACGGTGCCGCCGGGATTGCCGACGAGGCCGGCGCTGGCGGCTGATTCGGGCGCCGTTGTTTCAGTTGATGTCCCCGTAGTTGCGGAAGTGTCCGTCGTAGTGTCTGTTGACGGCGAGCCGGATTCGGCTTGAGGACTGGGAGCGGGAGGTTTTGCCGGCGCTTTTGTCCCGTCCTTTGGCCCATCGGATGTCCCCTCGCCGTGACCAGCTCCGATATCGCCGGTGGTCCCGGTCTCGCTTCCGGTCGGCGCCGTCTCCTGGCCCACGTCGGCGGGCTGTAGGGCGTCAGCTCCCGGCTGGGTGGTGTCAGCACTGGCCGCGGTCACGCCGGATCCTGGCTTGGGACAGGGGTAGCCGACCTTCCAGAAGGCGATGCAGGTGTCGGCGATCGAGCGTTTGCGATCAGACCGTCGCTTGACCTTCTGGCACTCAGCGCTCGCTGGCGCCTGAGCGCAGGCCGACCGTTCAACGCGAGTGATCTTCGTGTCCTGCTCGAAGTTGACGACGATCGCCCATGCAATGCCGCCGAAGCAGAGCAAGGCGACCAGCCCGACGAAGACGGCTCGGCCGCGACGAGCCCTGGAGACGACTCGCTCAGCCTCGGTCATCCGATCACTCCTCTCTCGAGGAGGAACCCGACGATGCCCGTAGCGATGATCGTGCCCACCACCGTGTAGAGAGCGTTGGTATTGCGGTCGACGGCTTTAGTCAGCATCGCGACCTCCTTCCGCAGGACCGGGATCTCGTCGGCCTTGCGCCGGGTCTCGTCCTGGTCCTCCTCCAAGCGATCCTGGCGATTCACGATGAGGCTGAGTGGGGACGGCTCGCTCAAGGGTCATCGGTCTCCGTTGGGTCGGGGTTGGGTACGATGCGCGGCCGTGAGACCGCGAGCAGCATTGCTCTTGCTGGTGGGGCTGGTGTGCCTGACCTGGCCGGGCTTTGCCTCTGCCGATAAATCGGAATGCGAAGCCGTAGAAAGCGCGCTGCGTTCCTCGGCCGCAGGGTTCGGCTGGACGGAAGAACAGGTCAATGCCTACGTGCACAACGGAGCGGCCTCGTGCTGGGAAGAAGTGAAAGCCGACGAAGCAGCCGAAGCTGCCCAGAACGCCGACGTCCGGGCGGCCCAAGAAAAAGAGGCGGCAGAAGAAGCCGCCCAGAAAGCGCAGGAACGCCGGGAAGCTCGAGAAGTGCACGCGAATGAACGGGAAGAAGTGCGCGAAGCCCGCCGGCGCCAACGCGAATGGGCGCACAAGCCGACCGTCACGCTCGCCACCGCCCGTGAATTTGCGGGTCGCCTGATGCGAAAGTCAGACTTTCCCATCTGGCGAATCGACTGCGATGGCGGGCGAATTGACCGCACCCACTGGAGCTGCAAAGTCGCGATCTTCTACCACTGCCTTCGTGGCCGAATTCAGGTGTTTGGCGAGGGTCACAGAAACGGGCGGCGCTGGTTCGGCGCCCGAGGTGGAAGACTTCGACAGTGCCGGATCTAATCGATCGGCTATGCTCCGCATCGTTCAAGCAAATGCCCCGGCAGCGGTAGGACGCCCCGGGGCCGACACCGAAGGAGTTAGCTTCGATGCCTAAGCGAATCTACAGGGTGCTTCTGCTGGCGATTGTGGTGCTGACCGTTGGGGCGAGTGGAGTGCAAGCGGCGCCCTTCACGCCCGAACTCGAAGCCGACTACCAGGCAGCACTCGCATGGTGGGGTGTACCGGCACCGTCTCAATGCGCCAGCGTCGCCCGTGAAATCCTTCTAACGGGAGACCCCGAAGGCGAAGGGGTGGCCGAGCGAGCTACACAGCCAGAACCCGGTGAGACCGGTGTTGAATGTCGTATCCGTCTATTCGAACCCGCCCTAGCGCAACAGTTCCCAAGCGCCTGCGAGAAGGAAGCGACTATCCGCCACGCGGTTGGGCACCTACTCGGCTACGGCCACAGCACCGACCCGGCCAGCATCATGAACCCGGCCAGGTTGAATTCAGCCTGCCCCGATCCGGTGGAAGAACTCCGCTGGCGTCGACTGACTGTCCAAAGCCGATGCATTGAACTGCCTCCGGCGGGCAAGCGGAGCAAGCGTTGCTGGGCAAAGAGCCGCCGCCTTCTACACGAAGTTCTCGCTGCGGTCAATGCTGGCAGCAATTAGTCGTGCCAGGCCATTGCGTGGAGGATGCCTGTCCTATTGCCCGAGCCTTCATTCTTGATGATGACGACGATTTTGCTTTTAGTCTGTTCGTTGATCCGCTGTACGACAAATGAGTCTTCCGCTTCACCAATTTCGTCGTTCATTGCAAGGCCCACCGTGTAGTTCGCATCTGCGAATTCGGCGCCCCACGTAATGATGACTTTGGCCTTGGATCCGGCGCCTGTTTCCGGGGTCACAACGCGTTTCGTTTGGAACGAGGCGATCGCGAGATCTACGCGGGCCACCGACCCGTCTTCGATCTTTCCGCTGTTGACCGAGTTCGCTTTCGGCGTCCGTTCATCGCTGAGCCGCGAGTCGTTCCCTGCGCATGCAGTCGTAGCCGTAGCACCGAGGGCGCGGAGCGCCTCAGTGCCTGCCGCAGGTCCACCTTTTAGTGCCGCCGCGATCCGGGTGGCGTCGACAACGCCGCTGCCGATCGTCAGCGTCCCATCTTCCGCCAGCGTCGCATCGCCTTTCATCGCTTTGTAGGCAGCGGACCCGGTGCTCTGAACGATGAGCAGTTGTTTCGCAGAACCCGTCGGCGGTTTCATGAGGCTGTCGCCGAAATCCTTGAACGCCTGCGGCCCGTTCGGTGCCTCGCCTTTTTCTTTGGGCACGCTGAGTTCGAGCGAGCCATATTTTTCGGGCATCGGGTTTCCCTCCTACGGTTCGGGCAGCTCGCTCGGCAGGGTGTCCGCCAAGTCGGCCCAGTCGGTGAACGCGGTTTTGACCACGCTCCAGTCTTTGAAGCTCGCCGCGATATCGGCCCACGAGACGCCGCTGATGGCTTCGTAATCGAGGACCTCCCACGCCGGCACCGCGGCGCGCAGCACCTTGCGCTCGCGCTCCTCATCAGGCGTCTCGCTGGCTAGGGTGCGGATGTAATGCATGCCCGCTTCGGGCGTGCGCGGGCGCACGATGACGCGCTTGGTTCCGGTGAGCGCCCGCTGGCCGGCGATCTTGATCGATCTGGTCCGTCCCCTTGCCCAGCCCGTCGGCTCCTTAAGCTCGTTGCGGATTTGCTCCTCGGACATCTCCGGGGTGATCACCACGCCGACGTACTGCACGGTGTAGGGCAGCTCAGTGGCAGGACACTCGTCGGCGTCGAAGAGGATGCCCCAGGACGGGGAGTCGTTGCGTTCGCGGACTATCTCGTGGATCGGCTCGGCTGGTGCCATCCACGCAGCGCAGTGCTTCAGCAACGGCCAAGTGGTGTCGCTACCCAAGAAGGTCGAGGCCGACGCGCCGGGTGTACCGGTCCAAACGCTGCCGTCCGAATCCCCGTCGAAGTAGGGGGTCGCTTCGCCGCCATCCTCGATCTGAATCGCATCGAAGTAGAACGTCTGGACAGCTTTGGCGTTCGGCCCGATCAGCCCCCAGCGACTGGCGCCCGAGGCTCCTGGGACCAGCGTGACCGCGATCCTCTGCGGGGCGGTGGTCAAGGTCACGTACCCACCGCTAGCGTTTCCATTGACACTGTCGCCCACGCCCAGCTTTACCTGCTCACCTCCCACGGCGCCGCGGACCGAGACCGAAACGGTCACCGGTTCGCCTTTGACGAGGACTATGCCGCCCAGTGTCGATGTGACGCCCTCGAAGGTTTTGGTGCCGGGTGCGACTACCTTCCCCATCGCTTTGCCTGCGACCGCTGGGAGGGTGGTATCGCGAGTCAGGACAGCGGTGTCGTTGATCCAGAAGGACGAAGCCGTGGTATAGCCAGACGTGTCAATCTCACAGCTCGGGTTCGTACTCTTGTTCGAGCGAGATGGAACGACAGCCCCTACTGAGGCGTCATCGTCGCGATGGAAGCCCATCGCCTCATACAGCAGCTCTGCCAAGTCGGAGACGACTGGGCGCGCCAACTAGACCACCGTGACTTTGATGGTCCCGGCTTCAGTGAGGGGCGCGACACCGGCGAGCGCGACGCTCTCCTGCGTCACCAAACCGCTGCCGACTTTCGCGTGTTTGAGGGTGACGACTCGATCGACTCCGGCGATCCGGTCGGCCTCAGCGATCAGCTCGTTGCGGTAGATCGCGGTGACTTTGACCCAACCTGCCGAGTTGCCGGTGTCACCAAAGTTCGATGGAAGACCAGCGTTCGCGGGTGAGAGATAGGCAGCCAGCCGCGCCTCTACGGCAGCTTCCACCACAACCGGGTCGTAGCCAGGGAGGACCGTAACTTCTGCCTCGACTTCGATTTTGGTGTAGGTCGGATCGATGACGAAGTTGTTGACGCCGCTTGGGACCTTCGCCGCCTGCCGAGCTTTCAGTTCTTCTTTCTTCGGGGCGCCGACTTTTTGGCCATCGATGTCGATGGGCGCGACACTCACGCAGAGCGGCACGTCTTCTTTTTCGGCGTCGCCGTCGTAGCCGGGGATACAGAGCGCGCGATCGATGCCAGGTACGGCGCGGGCATCGATCTCGAAGTCGCGCTGAACGATCAGCGATTGCGAGAGTGTCTGGAGAGCTTCGGTCAGGCGGTCGAGGTAGGCGTCTTCGTCCTCCTCGTCGACCCCGCCTGAGCTGGCGCCGACGAGTGTGATCGTGTCGACGAAGACGACGGTGCTAATCGCGGTCGCTTCCCCGCTCAAACCGTTGGCCGCCTCTCCGGGTTCGATCGCCTGGAGCAGCACCTGGCCCGCGGTCGTGGTGGTTTTCCCCGCCGTGATCGTCACGTCTCCCACGACGACGAAGCCCAGTGGGTCTCCGCCCGGAACCGGGATCTTGACTTCGGTCCCGTCCTCGATCATGTGACCGTCGTCGTCGATCACCGTCCAGGTGCTCGTCACCGTGGCCGGAGCGGCAAGGATCGGCGGAACGCTGGCGATCGTTTCGCCGAACTTCTTGAACATCGACGCCTTCGTCTCGGCGTTCTGGTCGCCGATGTTGGCGATTAGGCGAGCGAAGGCTTTTTTCTGCCAGTAGGCCAGCCCCGCCCGCTTCGAATCGAAGCCGGGAATGCTCGCTTCAAGTTCTTCGTCGATCCGCTGCTCGTTGGTCGCGGCGTCGTAGACGTTTTCGCCCGTGGTGAACTTAGACACCGCTCGCCTCCGTTTCGATGGTCACGACCTTGGTCGCCAGTTCTTCCAACCGGGCGTGGCCGAGCGCTCGCGCCCGTGGCTCCTGGGCTTCGATGGCCGCGATGTACAACTCCGCGCTGGAGTTCGGCGTCTGCTGGATAAAGGCCTCATCGGGGATGCCGAACTCGGGATCGTCGATGCGCGTACCGACGATGGTTCTCAGAATCGATTCGACGCAGTCCTCGATCTCCTCGACCGAGCCCTGCTCGACCTCGACCACGGCGCCGTTGACCACGCGAAACGGTTGCGCGAATTGCGGTACATCGGCCACGGTGGGCTCCTTTCGCGAAGAGTCAGGAAGAAACGTCGGGAGCAGCGTCGGCCGCTGGCCACCATTCGAGGATCACCGGGGGGCCGTCGACCGGATAACCAAGGACGGCGCGGTCCCCGCGCTTGGGGTAGAACCAACCAGCCGGAACGCTGTAGGGCGTCCAGGGCATTGGGTCGGTGGCTGCCTGCGGGTCACTCGAGCGCGTACAGCGCACCTCCTGGCCGGGGGCCGTAGCGTTGTCGAGGACCAGGCCGTCGAAGACTTCTGGAGAGCGTGACGAGACCGCGCTCGGGCCGAGCTGGCGCACGTCGTCCATTAGTAGCCCTTCGGGTGGCGCTTGACATTGAACTCCGCGAGGTAGGACGGATCCGGTATGAACTTCGTAGCCCCGCCGCTGCGGCTGTTGTTGCTGCCCCCGCCGCTCTCGAAGAAATCGCCTTCGCACTCGATGATCGTGTGTTCGGTGTGGGCGTCGCCGGTGCCGGTCTTAATGTAGACGGTGACGATGTCTCCCGTCCCTGCCTCGCCCCACTGTGCAAGGCCCCTGGTATCGAGCCTGCCCTCCAGCCAGCCGCCCACGTTGAGCCCCTTGGAGACGAAGCCCGAGCAGTCGTAGCCGTCTTTGCTGAAGCCGCCCCAGACGTAGGGAGGGTTGCGCTTGGATTCTTCTTCGAGGAAGGCGTGGACCCGCTCGGAGGTCGCATTTCCAGAGCCATTGCCCCCGCCACCCGAAACCGTCTTCGTCTTAGCCGCCGGCTCAGGGAGCGGCGCGGTTGGCTTGCGCAGCTTCACGATCACTTTCTTCAACGCGCTCACGTCCGAGTCGCGTAGCGGCGCTTCGATCGTCTCGACCAGGTAGCGCGCTCGGCCTTCGCCGGTCGCTGCGTTGCGGTTGGAGCTGAGCCCGGCCTTCTGTCCCTTGGCGTTGGCTTTGACCGGGGCATCTCCGAACCCGACACTGAACGGGCCGTAGTCGGCGATGGTCGCCACGCCGCCGGGTGGCACCTTCCAGTGGCTGGCGAAGGCTTCGATCGTGATGTCAGTCGCCGGGCGATTGGCCCGCCAGGAGCCCTTGACATTCTGGATGCCCGGCGTCTCGCGGTCGATCGCCCAGCGCACCATGCCGCGGAAGAGTTCGAGCTCGTCGACGTAGAAGAAGCGGCCGGCGACGAAGAAGGCGCGCCAGTTCACCGCCTTGGCTTCGCGCTTGATGCCCTCCCACCAGTTCGCGTCTTCCTTCTCGCCTCCCGCTTTCGTGCAGACCTCGAATTTGTAGGGCTCTTCGACTGTGCGACTCGCGCCTTCTGCGCTGAATTCCCCGCCCTCGAAAGCTTCGACCCAAGCACGCGCCTCAGCGGTCCAGGGACCGTAGTTGGCGGCGCCCTGAGTCGCCTCGCCCGACCCTGACTGCTGAACTTCCTGCGCGATCTGATGCGGCTCGGCGTCGGGGTGGCCATTGAAGTAGGCGAGTGCACCTACATGGGTCGGCGTGTAGCCCCTGAGGAACCCGGTGACGGCCTCCTCGATCACGGTCGGGCCGTATTTGCTTTCCCCTGCAGTTCCAGGGGTCATCTGCATGTAGTTGTTGGAGAAGGCCCCTAGTCCTGACTCGACGATCAGCGCTGACATCATTGCCACACAGACTCGGAATGGCGCTTTCAACGAAGCGGCGGTGCGCATGGCCCGTTCACCGATTTCGATTTCGGAGGGCTTCGCGTCGTCGCCCTTAATCGTCAGGCCCTTGGTGTCCCCCACCCCTTTGCCGCGGTTGGCCTTCGCATCTTCAGCGGCTTTCTTTCCCTGCCGTTCGGTTTTGATCGGCTGGATGTCATGGAGCTGCGGGCAGTAGATCGGGACGTGCGGCAGCGCTTTACGGACCAGGCCGACGAGGAACTCCGCCCGGGTCGTTTTGGGGCCGTTCTTTGGTTCGCGGTAGACCGACACCGGATCCGTGAATTCGCTGAGGATCGCTATCTCGCGGTCCTGCATGGTGATATCGATCTGCGGCCCGTCGAGGTCCGCGCCCATGAAGCGAAACCAGAGGCCGTCGATCTGGGCATCGAGCTTCTGGCTGAGCATCTCGGCGTCGAGGAAGTCGAGGTCGTGATCGCGGATCGAGAACTTGACCGAGCTAGAGCCAGCGATGGTGCGCGTGATCGAAGGCGTCGGCGTGATCGCCGCCCCAAGCTCTACGGCGAACTGACGACCATCCCGCAACACCAGGTCGTTGAGGCTGGAGTCGATGCCCTGCACCCGGTCCACGACGCGCGCGGGGGCGACAGCGGGACTCATAGCTTGAGTCGCTTCCCGGCCGGCAACACCCTGTTCGGATCGCTCAGGCCGTTCTTGTCGCCGATCTCCTTCCAGCGCCGCCAGTCACCGTAGAGCTTCGCGGCGATCTTCGCCAGCGTGTCGCCGGCTTTCGTCGTGTAGGTGCCGCCAACGGCGACGTTGTCAGCGACGCCTTGCCGGTTGCGCTTCTTCCGGCGTCGGTCCTTAACCACGTCGGGCGAGATGTACTCAAGGAGATGTAGAACGAATTCACGGCGCAGCAGCTCGCCGCTCCCGTTGCGCCGCATGTCCTCGCTGTCGACGACCTCGATGCCATTTGCCGGCAGCACCCAAGCCTTGCCGGGGTGTTCGACCGGGCCGTAGACGAAAAAGACCGGGGGCCGGCGCTCGTCCCCGTTGGCGTCGCGGCCGAGCTTTTCGATCGTGTTCCACTCGCGCTCGATGTCCTCGTCTCGTTCAACCCCGTTGAGCAGCAGCCGCACGTCCTGAGAGAGACCGTCCTGGCCTTCCCAGTCGACGCCGGCGACATCGTCGGCCAGGGGGACCGGCACCCATCCTCCGAGGCCGCCGGTGGGGTAGGACGACCCGTCCCCCATCGGGACGGTGATATCGATTTCGGGGTTCTTGGCGATGATGCGGACGGGCTTCATCCCAGCGCCTCGGCGGCGGCAACATGCTTAGCCGTGTTTTCCGCCACGGTCTTCCCGTCCAGCTCTGTTTTGTGATGTATGTGGATGATGATGGGGCGCCCCGCCGCGCCAGAGAAAGCCAGGCGCGACAGCTTCGGCGTCTCGATAGGCGCCGTCTGCGTTAGACGCGAGAGGCGATGACTTGCACCTCGGCGGTGATGAGACGAGTCGTGCCCGCCGCCCGCGGGGTGGCGAGTCCACGGGCCACCTTTGCTTGTCTCAACGATGTGCTTGCCCGAAGGAGTGGTGGCGGCGAGGCCCCCATTGGGGAGAAAGCCAATCCCGGTGTAGCCAGCTTCTCTGAGCCTCAGAGCCTCTTCTTCGCGTGTAGTCGCGTCGGCCTTTGGGGTGTTGAGGAGCGACAGGCCAGCGATATTTTCGGAGTCTTCGATCGCGAAAACGATCTCGGCTACCAACGCCCCGGCCGCCGCGATCCCCATCGTTGTACCCAAGGCTTTCCCGTACCGACCAAAGACCGTTTTAAGCCCACCCATCTGCGATCCAAGCGCTGCGCCCAGACCCTCAACGCCCGCCTCCGCGGCGAAGTACGGCGCGACTGTCGCCAAGAACTTCCAGCCAAGGGAGGTCGCCAGCTTTCCGCCGACCCTTGCCCCGAGAGTCCCGATGAGTGAGAACCCACCCATCGCGCGAAAGAGCCACGCCCCGATCACCAACTTGCCAAGCGTGTCGGAGTGGATAAAGCCGCTCCACACCGCCCCAGCAAGCTTTACCCCCAGTTCGCCCCCGTGTTCCGCTACCCGCGGCAGCGCATCGGAGACGATCTGGATCAGCGTGTCCTCAAGCCCGAGGAACTGCTGTTCGATCCGGTGGAACTTCCGATCGTCAGTGAGTTTCGGGTCGGTGAGAGTTTTGATGAACTTCTGGAGTTCGTGCTCGCCGCCCTCGATCGCCGGCATCAACGCCTTGGTCATCGCGATCTGCAGTCCGAGCATCGCGACTTTGCTCTCGCGCTGAGCGGAGACCATGTCCATGATCGCTTCGTTGGTGTGACCGTTGAGGGTGACCCCGTATTCGTCTGCCCAGTGGAGCTGTTCCTTGAGGCCCTTGGTGCCTTCGGAGAACAGCGGCAGGAGGGTCGCGTAGCCTTTCCCGAGCAGCGATTTTGCGGCGGCCGCGCGCTTAGCTCCGCCCTCTTCTTCCCCCAGGGCCTTGGCGACGCGCATGACCCCCCACTCGAAGTGGTGGGCGCCCTTCGCGGCGTCTTCCTGGGTGAGACCCAGCTGGTGAAATGGAAGGAGCGCTTTCCCGCCTTCGCGCGCCGCGTTGGTGAGTTTGGTCGAGAGCGTCCCGAACGTCATCCCCAGGGCTTTGGAGTCGATATCGCGGGCATGCGCAATAGCGGCCCAGCGCGAAGCGACGTTGTTCTGGAAGTCGAAGTTGCGGGTCAAGCCCACGGTCGTCTTCGACAGCTCCTCGGTGTTTGCGACTGCGGTGTGCAGTGCAAGGACGCCGGTCACCCCGAGGAAGCCAAGGCCATACTTGGCCGCTTTGCCGAGAGCGCCGAACGCGCGTGAGAGCCGTGAGGTTTTCTTCTCCGCCTTCTCGGCCGCAACCCCGGTAGCTGAGGTGGAGGTCGCCACCCCTTTCTGCGCTTTGTCGACGGAGTGAAGGCCGGAGACCGCTTCGCGGACGCCTTTCAGCTCCATACGAATTGCGATGAGCTCCTCGGAAAGGGACGACGACACGGGCTCACCTCCTCGGGTCAGGCCATTGAGCGACCGAGAGCGGCGATGATCCGCACGGCCAGTTCCTCCATCCAGTCGGCGCGGACGCGATCGGCCTCGTCGATCAGGGCCGCGTTCAGCACCTGCTTGCCGGGATCTCGCTCGGCGAGATACGCCTCCCGGTCAAAGCCAAGAAGCCCCGCCTTGGCCGCCGCGCGAACGCGACGATCCCCGACGAGGCTCCCTAGAAATCGGTGTCGACCTGCCTACGGGCGCGCTCCATCCAACGGGTCACGTCCTGAGCGTGCTCGACGACCAGCATTTTGTCGCCGCCGAGGATGCCTCGAATGGCAGCGCGGACGCGGAGGGTTTCGCCCTCCCGCGCCTCCAGGCGTAGGAGCGACCACAGGCGACTATCGCCCCAGACAATCGGGCCGTCCCCGAGATCCTCGGCCTCCTCGAGCGGGATGACTTCAGTGACAACCTTGCCCTCGACCTTCTGCTTACGCTCGGTGTAGAAGCCGACGCAGGCGGCGGCCAGCGTGTCGCTGAGGCCGGCCAGTACGGCGTCGTCAATCTGCTCGGATCGGACCTGCTCCCCAATCTTGTCACCGATCTCGTTGACCGAGTCGTAATCGACGACCTTGTACTTGACCTGGAGCTTGGGGCCATAGCCCGGCAGCTCGAATAGCTTGGGTTTGCGCTCCTCTTCCAGCTTTTCCCGGGTCGCTGCTAGCTCGTCGGCCAGGCTGGTCGGCTTCGGGGCATCCTCGATCTCGCCGCCCGTGGCAAGGGCAGCCGTGGCGTTCTCGCCCATAGTTCTCTCTCCTTGTAGGTGGGGTCGGCGTTAACCGATGGGGCCAGCAGTGGACTGCTCGATGACGAGCTTGGTCTCGGAGCTGGAGTCGCTTGAATCGGTGTCAGGCCCGGTGACGGCTTTCACCTTGCCGCGGTAGATCAGCGGTTCAACACCGGGAAGCGAAATCGGGTTGAGGTCAGCGTCGGCCGGCGTTTTGGTCACGATCATCTGCGCCTTGCCACGAGCCGCATCGAGTCGCTTGAAGATCGGCCCGTCACGCTCGGCGCGGAACAGCCGTTCCACGGTGACGTTGCTCCGAGAGCGAGCGCCGCCGAGGACCGACTCATCGACCTGGCCGCCCTCGCGGTACTTCTTCTCCTCGGAGTCGCCCATGCCACCGGTGGACTGGTCGAACTTGCCGATATCACCGATGCCTTCGACCCAGACGGTCGTGATCCATTGGTGCTTTAGGACGCTCACAGTTCCCTCCTCAGGTAGAGCAGCTTGACTCGCTCGGCGAGGGGGCTGCGTTTGGCGCCAATCTCAGCGAGCACGAGACCAGCGGCGAGCTGTTTCGGTGGGTTGACCTGTTCGCCGGTCTCGACGCTGTAGGCGTCCTCAGGCGACTCGCCGAAGAGGGCACCGATCTCGTAGTAGGGGGCGAGGACGCGGCTACTGATTGCCGATCCGAATTCGCTGAGCTTGCGGCCGCGGCCATCAAAGTCCGCCCAGTTGAATTCCTCTCCAATCGCCTCGCTGGCCGCGATGATCGCCGTGTCGATGCGGCGGTTGCTGAGCCAGATGTTGAGAGCGTCCGTGACTGGGTTGGTCAGCGTCCGAAAACCGTAGGTGACTACGCTTTCGTAGAGCACCCTGACCACGTTGACGCCGGCGTTGTTTAGCGTTTCGCGCTGCGTATCGGTCCACGCGGCCTGCGAAAGGCCGGTGGCCGTGCGAGAGACACCGGCGTTCTGACCGGTTCCCGCTGCCGGGGAGTTGGGGTTTCCAGTGCCGACCTCGGGTTTGAACGTCTCGGCGTCGCGACGGGCGCAGAGACCAGCCTGGATGATCGAGTAGGGGACGGTCTTTGTCGTGCCGGCCGTCGGACCAGGCACAACGGCCCATGGCGCAAACATACCGCCGCATTGAGCCGGGTCACCGAGGGCGCGTAGCGTTGCCGCAGCACCCGTCAGCGTCGCCACCGTCGCCGTGTCGGCACCGTCCAGCAGGGCCGTCCGGTTGTGGGTTTCCGCATGGGTGAGCAGCGCCGTGTACATCGCCGTGGTGGTGGCGCCGGGGTAGAGCACCTGGCCCGGGCCAAGGTCAGCGGTGAGCAGGTTGAGCGACGCCGCACGATGTTCGTCAGTGATGTTCGCGCGATCGTCGTCGCCGCCGGCGAGGTTGCCCGTCTGCGCCGTCGGGTCAGCGCCGCCGAGATCCGTGAACCGGACGTATTCGGAGTTGAGAGCCCACGCGACGGCGTCGACGTTGGTGGCCAGTGCTGGCGAAATCTCGACGTTGACGCCCTTGAAGACGACCGCGTAGGTGACGTTGCCGCCGCCCACTTCGGTTTTCACGTCGATGTCATCGCCCCAGGCACCCGGCGAGACCGCGTCGACCTGCAGCGTGTTTTTGCTGCCGTCCGTCAGTTTGACCGTGGACACTTTCGCCGCAGGTCCGACCGTGCGCACGAACCAGTAGCCGGCACCGCCCTCAACGAGGATCAGCTTCGCGGCCCACCAGAGCCACCCGTAGGCGACTTCCCCGCCGAAGACGGCTTCGAACTGCGAGAGGGTCGTGCAGAAGACCGGCCGGTTGGTCGGCCCGCGTTCGGCCTGACCCCCGACGAAAGCCGTGGCGGTATCCAGGGGCGGCCCCGATACACCGGAGATGTCCCGCGTTTCGTAGCTGACTCCAGGTAGGGGACTCACGTGGTTGCCTCCTGATTATCGTGGGTTCGCTGTACGTCTGCGACGGTGACGCCGGTTTTGCCGGTGGGTTCAACCTCAGCGAGGTCGACGCCCAGCTCCTCGGCCTTCCTGATCACGGCGTCGCTGGGCGGTCGGACGGTCTCCTCTTGGATCTGCACGAACAGCCCTTCCTCAAGCTTGCGCGCGTCCTCGGGGTTGTCGGGATCGAAGCCGATCGCCTCCTCGCCAGGGGCGAAGGTGGCGCCGGAGTTGACCTCCTCGGCCTTGGTCGATGCGACTCGGAATCGTCTCGGTGGACTCATGTGATCTCCTCGGGTTTGAGCACCACGTCGACTTCCTCGACGGTGGGCAGTTCGGGCAGTTCGTAGGGTTCTGCGGGCGGAGCTTTGAGGCCGGCGCCGCGCTGGACGACACCGGGCACGTAGATGTGGAAGACGTTGACTCCCGCCGCGATACTGCGGTCGTCCTCGGGTTTGAGGTCGTCGGTGCGCGAGCCTTTCCACTCCGACGTTTGCGCGAAGCCACCGAGCGACCCGTTGTGGATCAGCAGGTCGCGGAGCGCGGAGGTGTAGAGCTTGGCCAGATCGCTGACGTAGCCGGGGTCGCCAGAGGTGACGATCGCTGCCACGTTGACCAGGAAGGGGACGCGGTAGAGACCTTCGCCGTCGACTGATGCCTCCTCGGCCGTACCTGGGCAGAGGATGCAGATGGCCGGCAGCTGGTCCTCTGGGCGCTTGCTGAGCCTGCCATCGTCCTTCAGCACGTAATTTCCGGGGTCGGGCACCGGGGTCGAGCGCGGCTCCAGGCCCGCTCGACGCTCAGCCGCGGCGAGGTAGGTTTCGATCCACCGCTGGATCGTGTCGCGCACCGCGTACTGCACGTGGCGTTCGTGAATGCTCGGGCCAAAGACCGGGTCGGTGCTCACAGAACGCCGTCCACGATGTAGCGCTGCAGCGTGCGGACGAACCCTCGGCGATCAAGCTCGGTGAAGTCGACGGGCTTGCGGGCATCCATCTTTGAGGTGCCCTTCTGGTGGAACTTGCCGTAGGCGATGCTCGAGCCAAACAGCAAGGAGTCGTCGGTGACCTCCTCGACGTGGTCGCCGCCGGTGCCGGTCAGCGACTCCATCAGCGAGTGAGTCGCCTGGAGGATGTGGGGGTCAAGGCCGGCTGCGGCCTTCGCAGCAATCGTCGTTTCCTTCAGCGGTGCCCAGCCACCCGAGCCTCTGTCGCCCTCGGTGCTGAACTGCTCGGCGATCTGCTCCCGCATGTCGCCCGCGATCTTGTGGAATGCGGGTTGCGCGTTGCCGGCGTGGGCGGAGAAGCGCAGAAGCTCCCGGCTCAGTTGCTCCTCGCCGTAGATGTCGAAGTCGATCCTCACCAGCACTCGCTCCCGATGCCCGAAGGCGCCGGGAAGCTGGCCGAGGGCATTGCCCCTGAGCCGCCAACCGATTCACCATCTCCCCCACCACAGTGCTCAGAGACAGCCTCGAGCAGCACTTTCATCCCGTCCTTGAAGTCTTCGAGCATCTCTTTGTAGGGGGAGCGACCGGTGCCGACCTGCTCGGGGAAGTACTCGCGCTCGATGCGGGTGGCGACGAACAGGGCGGCCAGGTCGCGAGCGTCGTCGTAAAGCGACTGCTGGGTGTCGGGGTCGCTCCCCTCGCAGATCGTCAGGCCGATCCCGGTGGCCACCTTGCGCACCCCTTTCGGGATCCGCTCCAGGACCTGCTGAGCGGTGGGCCGAGTGCTGCCGTCGAAGGTGCCAACCTCGTCGCCCATTTTGCCCTTGGTCCGAGCGCGCAGGTGGGCGGCAACGTCATCCACGGTCGGCACGAAGTTGAGCGGCCCCGGCGTCAGTACGACGAGATCAGTGGTGACGTGGAACTCCTCGATCGCCTCGACACCCTCGGCGTCAGCGACCACAAAGTAGAAGCCTTTGGTGTCGGGGAAATCGACCCAGACGCGGTAGTTGCCGACCGCGAATTCAGTGATGCCAGCTGTGGTCCTGGGCTGGATTACGACGTTGTCGGCGTCCTCAAGCCGAATGCCCAGCGTGCCAACGAGGCCCGCAGGGAGGTTCGTCAACGTGATCGGCCGGCGCTCGCCGGGGATTACCCCCTCCATCAGGCCCCCACCGGCAGCAGCCCCGGCGCAATCGAGCTGGGGCGGTAGGAGGGATCAACGACCTGGAGGTCTTTCCAGGGGATCAGATCCCCAAGGCTGCCTTTGCCACTGGCGAATTTCGAGAAGATCGCTCCAGCGCCACCGAATTTGTCTTCCGGTCCCTTCCAGGCGTCAGTGCCGTAGGCCTGCGAGCTCGGCACCGTGGCCTGGGACTCGCATTGGATTGCAACCGAGCCGCCTTTGTCTTTGAGATAGAGGCCATAGTCGCGGATCGCGGTACACACGGCGCGCACGAAGGGGTCCCCGATCGCACTCAGGTCGTAGGCGGCGGGGAGCCGGAAGAGCATCCCCTCCTCCGGCGCGGTCGGATCGGAGGACGTGCCGTCAGTCTTCGACGCCGGGTAGCGGAAGGTCGTTTTCTTCGGGGTCGGAATCGCCATCATCAGGGCGTGAGGGATGTAGAGGCACTGGGCCTCCGCGATACGAAGGCACCCACCCAGCAGCGGCAGCCCCGAGGCCGAGGAACTCCAGCGGTAGTTCAGCCCGGCCACAGGCGGCCACGACGTATCGTCGAAGAAGCCTTGGTTTTTGGAGACGTTCTGGATCACGGCGCCCGACTCGCAGTGCCAGCCCGGCGCGTTGAGGATTTCAGCCGACACCCCTTCTGCCTGGCCGCCGCTATGCTGGCCGTCGACCTCGTACTTCGACGCCTTCCAGAACTCCCAGTAGGTGTCGGAGCTGGGCTGCCAGATGCACATCGGGTTGTCGCCTGGCCACGGATGTGCGGGCCGAGCGTTGGGTGGGATCGGTACCGCTGCGAAGGCTTCGCGCATCGCGTTGAAGTAGGCGTTGGACTGGTTGTCGACGGTGACTTTTTGTAGCGGGGTATCCGCCGAGGCGACGAACAGCGTCGCTGCCCAGTCGCGGTAGCTGAAGCCGAAGGTCGTGTCTTCGCCCTGTTTGACCAGGTTGGCGACGTAGGCGGCGCTGTCGGGATCGAGTGGAGCGCCTGCGGGCAGACGCTCGTTCCAGAAGCTGGTCGGGGAGAACATCAGACGTTGTGAACCAGGAAGCGCGCCTGGACGCCGCAGGACGCTTTGGCTTCGGCGCTTACCGTGCAGCCGAGCGCGTAGTCGCCGTCGGCTGGCATCGTGAACTCAGCGCTTTCGCCGGCGATCCCTTTGTTGGTGTTTTCCCCAGCTTCGATATCGAAGCCCGAACCGGCGACCTCTTCGCCCAGGGTCAGTTTTTCGCCTTCGGTTACTTTGTAGAGTGCGACATGCACCGTCGCTTTGACCGCACCGGCGAGGGTGACCTTGGCCTTGATTTTGCCTTTGGTGGTCAGCCCTTCGACCGCCTCGTCGGCCGCGACCCAACCGATGCGCCAGGGCTGGCTTGTCGCCGCAGCAGCTTCGACCAAGCTGGTCTGGCCGTTCAGGATCCAGAACTTTTTCCCGGTCTGAGCAGCGCTGCCGATAACGGTCGCGACCACATGCCTACTGCGCCACACTTTCGCGAGCATCGCGAGCGCCGAGCCAATGGCTTTGCGGGAGGCAGATTCTGAATCTTTCGCTTCGGTGAAGTTCGGGCTCGTATTGAGTGTGCGCGCCGATGGCACGCCAGCAGCGCCGTCGATGTTCGACGCAGCGAACTGTTCCGTGCCTACGGAGCCTTTGGCAGGGGTGCCGGAGAGATCAGCGATTTGCTCTGGTTCTTCACCCGCCCCCCTTCCGCGCCAGATCGCAACGTTTTTGCCTTCGACCTGCTGGACGTAAAGTGCGCCGGTGGCAAAGCCTTTCGAGGGAGGAGCAGCACCAACGGTTACCGGAACCCCGGCACCCAATACGGTGCGCCCTGCTTCCGCGCTTGCGATAGCCAAGAGGGAGCGGCCAAGTGCTGTGGTGGTAAGCGCCGCAATTGCGGTGAGGTCAGTGTCGAGAGGCTGAGAAGCTGCCTGCGCGGCTGCGGCGGCGCCCGCCGCATCAAAGTCCCCCGTCGCTTTTACCGCCGCAGTTCCGAGGCCCAGGTTCGTCCGAGCGGTGACCGCATTCGCGAGGTCGGAAAGATTGGAGGCCGCAGCGAGCTTCCCTGTAACCACCGCCGTAAGGGCTGACAGGGCGGACTCGTCAGTGGCCAGTTGGTCAGCGATCTCTTTCAGCGTGTCGAGGGCGCCTGGGGCACCATTGACCAGGGCGGCGATCTGGGCCGCTACAAACTGTTTGGTGGCCGGGTGAAGGTTGGCGGTCGGGTCGCCTTTCAGGACGATGTCCCCCGTCATGGTGCCGCCGGCCTTCGGCAGCGCAGCATCGGCAGTGGCTTTGGCGGCTGCCGCGGCGTCCGTCAGTGTCGAGTCCGCGGCTTCGCGAGAAGATTTCTCACCGGCCAACTCAGCATCGGTAGCGGCGGTGGATGCATCCTGCTTAAGGGCGATCGCCGCATTCAGCGTCGAGACGGCCGCGGCCAACTCCACATCAGTTGCGGCGCTCGCCGCGTCTTGCTTGGCATTGATCGCTGTGGTGAGTGTCGAAACCGCAGCGGTCAACTCAGCGTCGGTTGCCGCAGTCTCAGCGTCCTGCTTTGTGGCTACTGTCTGTTTAAGGAGCGTGACCAGTTCCTGCGGGGCCACGACTTCACCGGCCTCGTCCTTTACGCTGAGCTGACCGCCTTCATCGATGAACAGGCGCACCTTGCCGACAGGGGCATTGTCGACGTTGGAGGGATTGCGCTTCGGCAGCACAACGCTTCCGGTCATCAGCTCACCTCCAGCAAGTCGCCGTCGATCACTAGATCTCCTTCGATATCGATTTCCTCTGCGAACAGCACCTGCGTGTTGCCGGGGACCACGTAGGTCTCACCACCCGGGATCACCCTGGGGGTTCGTGCCGCCTTCTTGGCGAGTTCGGCATCGAACTGTTTCCGGGTGATATCGGGGAAGCGAATGGCCATCAGCTAGTGCCCCGCGACCGAGTTGCCGCGGGGCGTGTACATCGGGCTAGGCCTCGCCGACGACGGCGGTCAGGCCCTTGACGACGCCTGGACGGGGCTCGCCGCCGGTGGCGCCACTCTCGGCCTCAAGGAGACGATTGGCGAACTCGGCGTCTCCGCCGGCCGCCTCGACCACCTCCCCGACCTTGGCGCCCTTGGCGAACGCGACCAGCTCGTCGTCCGTGGACGCTGCGCTGATCGTCGCCTCGCCGACGACGGCGGTCTCCTCGGTGACGAAGGCGCCGACCTCTAGGCCGCGAGCCGTGTCCTCGTCGGAGAAATCGATGACCTCTCCGTTGTGGGCAACTCGCTCGATGCCGTTGTGGTCGGTGTAGCGGAATCCGCAGACGCGGACGGTTTGCGTTGACATGGATCAGCCCGCCAGTTTCGTCAGTTCGACGATCGCGTAGGGGTTGTCGACGAACTCGACCGGGCGCACCGAGGACTTGACCCAAGTGCGGTCGGTGTGCTCGCCGTCGGCCCGGTAGGTGACCGTCTGGAGCGGCTGCTCAACGCGGTACTCGCCGACCTGTCCAGCCGCGACGATCTTCGCCTTGCCCGCCGCCTGGCGGTTGGTGACGAAGTCGGTGTAGCCGAGGTCAGCCAGCACTTTTTTGTAGCCGCCGAAACTGCCATAGATCGTGATCAAAGCCTGCTGCTCCTGAGGGTTCAGGATGATCAGGTTGAACTCGATCCCCAGCTCGTCGATCTGACTCTGAGCGCTCGCGTGAGCGAGGTCGGCCAACGGCCATTTCGACGCCGTCGAGGCTTCCGAGCCTGCGGTTTTCACCGCCTGCCAGTTGTTGCCTTCAATGGTGCGCCCGTAGGCGGTCACGGCAGCGTCCAACACGGCCATTGTGTTGGTGTTGATCCGTCGCACGATGGTGTTGCCGAGCTGACGCAGCTTGCGGGCGAACAGGCCCGCTTCGTTGCGGTCACGGGACTCGTCGGGAATGAACATTTTCCCGCCCCACTTCTCGACCGCCGCGATCTTCGGCGCACGCCGTTCGCCGTCGACGATCGGGTACTCGCCGCCGGGTGCGATCGGCTCCACCTCGCGAGGGAGATAGAGGTCGTTCGCCTCGAGCACGTCGAAGATGACGGCGCCGCCGGAGACACCCCCTCCGCTGGAGAAGACCTTGTCCACCAAGAACTTCTGGAGGGTCAGGTCCTCAAGAGTGCGGGTGATCCGTGTGGGCTGCTGTAGGGCGAGGTCGACGGTGATGTCGGACCCGCTGATGCTCGGAGGCCCGAGCGGATGGACAGGAGATGCAAGCGTGGTCATCTCAGTGACTCCTTTCGCCGGCTCGGGTTAGGAGGCGGGGTTGGCGGTGTAGAGCAGGACCTTGCAGTCGGTCCCGTCGGTGGCTTTAGCGAGGGCTCGCCCGACTGCGCGACCGTCGCTGAATTTCACGGCTTTGCCGCCGGCGGCGACCTGAACCTCTTCGCCGGCTTCGATCGTGCCGCTCGCCGTCACGGGAACGACGAAGTTGCCGACGAGGACGGTGACTCGGCCTTTTTCGGCGGCGTCATGCGACGCGACCCCGAGGGCCATACCTTTCGCCGTTGCCGGCGAGACGACGATGTTGCCGTCCGTGGAGAGCGGGTCGCTGATATCGACGAACCGCTTGCCGGTCAGGGCAGCCTCGGCCTTCGCCGTGATGCGCCCACCGGGCTCGTAGTACGGGATGCACTCGTTGGCGACAGCCATCGGTCAGTCCTCCTTGGTGGCCGCGCCACCCTTGTTGAGCTCGGGGAACCAGTTCCCCGGCAGTCCTGCGGATGCGGCGACCTCGTCGCCACCGGCCTCGCCCGTCTCGGAGACCGGGACGGTGTTATCGGGCAGCTCGTCAATGAACTTGCGAGTGGCCACCTCGATGTCCCCGCCCTTGTCCAACTGCTCGCGGTAGGCGGCCTTGGCGGATGGCGGGAACTTACCTTTGCCGACAGCAGCGTTGAGGTAGGTCGTTCGATCGGTGTCGAGCTGCTCCTCGCGCGCTTCCCCCCCGGCCTTGGCCTGCGCCTGAAGCTGCGCCAACGCGTCCTTGTCGATCGTCACGCCCCGCTCACTGGCGGCGCTAGACGCAGCGACAGGCTCTGGCGTCTCGACCTCGGGGGTCTCCGAGATCTCGTCGGTCGGCGTCTCGGGAGCCTCAGGCGTCTCCGGCTCTTTGGCCAACGCCTCGTTGATCTGCTCCTCGGTCGCGTCGTCGGGAAGCCCGAGCCGGCCGCGGAGTTTGTCGAGGTCAATCGACATGTCGTCCTCCTGTGGTTCAGACTGCGAAGACGCAGCCGTTTTCGGCGCCGGCTTCTCCGGACGCTCAAGGTCTGACGCAAGGATCTGCTGGCCCTTGCGGTCGCGAAAGTTGGCGACGACTGATGTGGCAGACGCGTTGACCGGCACGAACTCTTCGCGCACCGGCTGCGGCTCGCCGAAGGCGATTTCGTCCTTGCCGTCCGTGGTGATCGGGATCAGATACAACCCGCCCTCGTCGTCGTCGGCAATGATCTCCAGCGGGTCGACGCGGACGCTCCGAGCCCACCACCAGTACGTGTCGTGCTCGGCGTCGTTCTCGACGGTCCACTCCCAGTTGAAGCGCTGGCGAATGGTGCCGACATCGATGCTCGCGGCCGTGCTCTCGGGCATGCGTCCCTCCTCGGGATCGTGTGCGGCGGCTACGGCGTCGAGGTCAGGGCCCTCGACCATGAACCGCTCCAGGTCGTCCAGGTCGGTGACGGCGGGCAGCCGTGCTCCCAAGGAGGAGACGGCGGTGACCACCATCGTGTACTTCTTGCCGCCCTCGGTGACCACGTCGCGCGCGGCCTCGATCGAGCGGCTAGGGAAAGCCGAAGGTGCGGCGATAGCGAGCCAGGCCGGAACCTCAACCCAGTCAGCTACCAGCGCGGCGCCCTCGTTGGTGAGGCGAAGGTTGGTGTAGAGGCCAAACGACGGCTCGGCGTCCCCGATCGCCTCGAACGGGCTTACCGTCCGCAGCTCGCCGTTGATCTCCGACAGGTGGCCAAGCTTGCCGCGGGGGATCCTGATGTGCGGGTCGTCGTTGGCGGCGGTGACAGCGTCGGCGAGGTTCTCGAAGGTGAACGTACCCTCACCAGCGCTGACCGGCCACTCCATGCCCACGGTCGCCAGCTCGACACCCGTAACGGTGCGGTACTCCATGCGGGGTGTCTCCTCTCGGCTAGCTACAGAGGGCAGCGGCGTGGTCGTCCCAGCCGTCGCGATCAATCGCAGGTGCGGCGCCGAGGACTCGGCTGAAGCCGAACGGAACACGCATGGCTCCTTCTGGCTCCTTCCGGGGCACTGCGGGCTCGATCACCGAAATCGTTGCGGGGGTCGGCGCGTAGTCCAGGCCCCAGCGCCATGTGTCGCCCTCTTGCCTCACTGGCTCGGCGCCGCCTCATCCACGTGCACCGCCACCAGCGTTCCCCGGCAATCGGGCCCGCCCTTGCAGTTGCAGTAGCCGCCGGTGGGATAGTCCGCCTCGGCTTCCTCCAGCGTGTCGTATTCGGTGCCATCCACCGCAACGCATTCGTCACACGCGTTTTGGTCGAGAAGCTCCGAGGCGTACAAGTACTTCGGCGGGTTCTCGGCGAAGACAGCCTTGCGGCCGGTGTTCATGGCCTGGACTGTGGCCCCGGATAGCTGCTTCTGCAGGTACTGGTCAGAGAGGTCGAGCAGGTAGTCCATTACCTGAGAGCCGACTTCAGCGGCCGAGATCGCCCCGGACTCGGCGGTGAGGCTCACGGCCTTGCGGCCGGCGGCCTCCGAGAGGGAGCGCGAGAGCAGCGTGTCGACGGCATTGGCCCGAGCCGTCAACCCGGTCGTGTCGAGGTCCGGCACTTTCGCCGTGATCCCCTGGCGCTCGGCCTCACCTACAGCCTGTTCGACGCCCTGGGCCGCCATTTCGAGCATGGCGTCCTCCAGGACTTCGGAGAAGACAGGGGCGGCCTCGAGTTGCGCCAGCTTCGCTAGATCGTTGTCTGCGCTCTCGATGGCCGCCGCAAGCTCTGTGATCTGGCCCTCCTGCAAGGCCTTGACCTTGCCGACCAGTTCGTCGATCCGGCCCTGGACCTGAGCGTCCATCAGCTCGTAGTCGACCTTGGCCTGGACCTCCTGCGAGTAAGGCTGGCGGCGCAGGGGGCGGTCGGGCAGGGAGAGAGACTCGTCCGCCGCGGCCGCCACCCTGCGCCGCTTCTCCCTCGCCGTTGCCTGGACAGCTACGGCAGGCTCGGGCGGGGAAGACTGGGGGTCGACGGCGTCCGCTGCTTTGCCGCCGTACTGCGCGAGGTACTCGGGGACCGTGAGGGAGCCGAGGCCGTCGGGGCGCGGCGGCAAGCCGATCTGCGCCCGGCGCTCGTCGAGGGTGATGATCCCGTCGTCGAGGTCGTAGGCGTAGCTCTGGCCGCTGGGAGCGGCGTCCGGGTCGATCGTGTTCGTCGGCATCTTGTAGCGCCGCCGCAGATCCGATTCGAGTTCGGGATCGACCTGGATGATGCCCTGTTCGACCAGTTTGCAGAGGTCTTCGATGTCCAGCTCCTCATCCTGGACCCGCTCCCAAGCGAGCGCCGGCGCCTCCTCGTCAGGGCCGTAGTTCCAGTCGACCCAGTCCTCGATCCCGTGCGCCGTGGTGATCTCCGCATACCAGTCGGCGATCGCCTCGATGCAGTAGGAGAAGTAGTCGAGCAGCACCGTGCCGAGAGAGCGCGAGCCGGTTTCGGTGGTGCCAAGCTGCATGAACATCGCGAGGAAGCCCTTGGCCATCTCCTCGTTGCAGAAGCGCATGAAGCCCGGGCCGTCGGGGATCGTGCCCTCGACGCCCTTGAATTTCAGGTCCGAGCCGTGAGGTAGTGCAGCGCTGGCACGTTCACCGCTGCGGTACTGCTCACCCATCGCAGCGAGGGCGTTGAGCTGATCCTGCGTCATACCCTCCGAACCCGTAGTGACCGGCACGCCCATGCCGTTGCGTTCGTGCAGCAGCGGGGTGACGCGGAAGACGAGATCCTTGGCGAGCCAGGGGCGGTAGGCGCCGCGGAGCATTGAGCGCCCGGTCCAGTTGCCGGCTTCCTGATCCCAGACGTAGGCGACTAGGCGGTTGACGGGGATGGGCTTCGGTGCTCGCCCGATTCCCTGGACGATCTCGACTAGTCCGCCATCGGGGGCCGTGCGGATCTGGCCGTTGATCATCGTGCGCGGGGAACGGTCCGCGAACTTCCGCAGGTGCCAGAGGCCGTCGTCACCGATCTCGCCGTACTGCTCGAAGAAGCGGAAGCCGTGACCAAGGGGAGCGCGCAGAGCCGTGACCAAGTGCGCGTCGTGGGAGAAACTACCCCGGCGTCGGCCGCGCTTGAAGTCCTTCTGGCCCTTGATCGGCAGGCCCCAGTCCTTGGCGACCCCTTCGGCCACCACGCCTCTCGCGTCCTGAGGGTCGATGACCCAGCGCAGGCGACGGGTGGGGAGCGAGACGCCGCCAGCCAGCCCTTCGATCTGGGAGTCGGTCAGCATCCGCTCGGTCGGCTCGAAGCGCGCCGGCCAGTTCATCTTCGGCGCGTAGTCGCGCGTGTCGATGTAGGTCGACCAGCCCGCGGCCATCCCTGAGCCGGTGAAGCTCGAGGCCGCCTCTGAGGCCTGGCCTAGCTCAGTCGTCGGTGCGGCGGTGTCGACCGGCATCTACCACTCCTCTTTCAGTAGGCCCGCTGCAGGTGCCGGCGGGGAAGTGCGGTCGTCAGAGAGCGCGATGGCGGGCGCGGCGATCGCGCTCATCGCCGCGGCGTCGGCGCGGTCGGGCGAGTGCAGGCCGCGCTTGATCCGTTCCTCGCGCGTCTCCATGCGGATCTGCCCCTTCGACGTATGGAAGTAGCGGAGCGTCCCGAGCTGGGCGATGAGGTCGTCGTCCTCGCCTTCAGGCGGCAGGTCGATCTCCCCCGCTTCCATCGCTTCGCGGAGCGTCCAGAAGATCTCGGCCTTGCGACTGTCGAAGCGCTCGGGGTCGATTGCTTTGTTGCTCGCCTTGAACTTGTGGACGGGCAGCCCCTGCGCTCTGAGTGCGTCGTACACACCGATCCCCACGCCGATCGAGTCGATGAAGGCCGGAACGTCGCCGCGTTTGCGCAGCAGCGCCGAGATATCGCCGGTGGTCTTGTCGGTGTCCTGCCCGGCGACGGCGAAGACCTCTCGGATGACGCCGCCACGGGTCCGGTAGACCGCCGTTTGGTCGGTGCCTTCCTCGGCGATGTCGCAGCCGTAGGTGCCCTTGTCGGTGCCGGGCAGTTCGTTGGCCTGGCACTTGCGCAGTAGGGCGGGCGAGAAGAGTGTGTGGTCGGAGACCTCGGGAAAGAGGGCGCGGACCTTGGAGATGTACAACGGTGACGCCTCGCCCCATCGCTCCTTGCGCTCCTTGACCCACTCGGGCGAGAGCAGCAGCTCGCGCAGCTCGTCGGGGATCTCCTCGCCGGTGAAGTTCGGGGTGTCGAATCCGTCGATGCGGATCTGGTTCCAGCCGGATCCGGGAGCGCAGACCTCGGCGAAGTGCGCCTGTGGATCGTCGGGGTTGCCGATCGCCAGCACGCGCGCCTTAGCGTTCGTCGCCAGCGTGTCGGCCGCGTCGAACAGCCACTTCGGGATGCCACCGCCCTCGTCGAGGATGATCAGGACGTACCGGGCGTGGATGCCCTGGAAGGCCGCCATCGCTTCCTCGGTGTTGACGTGGCCCTGGGGCTTGCGCCCGAAGCCAACGATCTCCTTGCCGATCTTCCACTGGGGCACCATGCCGCTGGTGATCCGGCCGACTAGGCCGCCCTTGCGGTGCGCCCTCTCGATCTCCCGCCACAGGATCGTCTCGACCTGCGATTGGGTCGGCGCCGAGGAGACGACAAAGGCCTCGCCCGGCGGGTGGGCATCGAGCCACCATGCAGCGAGGCGAGAGGCGATGAAGCTCTTGCCCGAGTCGTGGCAGCTCTGCACCGCCGTGTAGCGATGCTCGACTACCGACTGGGCGATCTCACGTTGCTTGGACCAGAGGGACTCGGCGAGCTTGTCGTCGATCCAGCCGACCGGATCGTTGACGAAGGGGTTGGGCTTGGGCCAGAGCCGGTCGACCACCCGATCGGCGGTCCCGGCCGGCAGGCCCCTCATGCCGCCTTGGCGCCGCCCTCAAGTGCTTGGAGGTGACCGCGCACAATTTTCGGGGCCTTCCTCTTCTGACCGGGCGTCAGATCGAGGTCGCCCAGGATGGCGCCGATCAACTCGGCCAGCATCTCGCCGAAGCGCTCGGCCATCTGCACTTGGCGCTCAGCGACTCCCGCGTCGAGGGCCATCTTTGAGTATTTGGCGAGCTGGTTAACAGCGACCTGGCGCGTCTCGATCCACATGTTGAGCTTGGGGCCGAACATGGTGGACACGGTCGGTTGCTCGAGCTGAGCGATCTGCGCCGAGCAGTAGGCGATCTCGCCGGCCGCGATCCGGACGCACCAGAGCAGAGCGTCGAGAGGATCGACGTCCATCTCCTCGCCCATGATCTTGGCCTCTTCGAGGGCGGCCGATTTCTGGTGGTTGGGCGTGGATCCACCGTGAAACTTGCACCGACCCCTGCCTACGTGGTCGGTGCCGAAGCCGGCGACCTTCTTACAAGCGGCACCTGCGCGCGTTTTCGCGCCGCAGGTTTTCATGGCCTGCTCGGCTTTCTTGGCCTTAGCCACGCTGCGACACCTTCCGCACCTTGCGGCGCCGGGCTACCCCGCACTCCTTGCATTTGGGTCCGCGGCCGAAGTGCGCCTTGCAGCGTCGGCAGTGCTTGGTGCTCATGGGTCACTCCTGGTCGAGGACGTGGAAGTTCGCTCGCACGTCGCCCCTCTCTTGCAACGGGCGGCTGCGACTGGCGAGCGGGTCCCCTGCCGTCTTCCGATCACGGCTCAGGGACGTATGAGTGCAGGCCACGCGGTCTAGGAGTCCGCTGCCTGCTCACGCCCTCCAAACGCGGGCGTGCTTCGTGGAAGGTGTTCGCCGAGCGAGTTACGTAGCCGCTGTCGCCGCCGAGGCGGTCTAGCTGGATCACGCCAGCGCGCGGGGTTCTCCACTCTGGCCCTCGTCAGATGAGCCGCCAGTGGCGACTCAGGGCTTTCCCGTCTGTCCCTAGCTCGGCGCGCTGCGCTCGGCAGTAAGGGACTCGGCGAAGAGGAAGATCAGCGCTCAGGGCATAGCGGGGGCTAGGGTTCTTCTCGACTCCCTACCGTCTAGCTGCTGCCGGTGGGGCGGCTACCCAGAGCTGAACTTGAGGAGAAGTGTAGCGGTGCTCAGGACGGATTTGCAGCGACTCACGGCGTGAACTTCTCGTAGAGGGCCAGCGTCAGACGGGAGTCGGCCACAAGCACTCGATCAGCGCCCTTTGTGAAGGCCGCCACCACGGCAGGATGCTGTCGAAGCGAGCCAGTGTCGCCCCGCTCGACAGCGTAGACCGTGCCCGGCGGGCACTCTGGAAGCACCGCCGTAGCGTCGTCTGCCATCAGTCCGTGAAGTCGACGTTGGGTTTGGGCAGGGCGTCCTTGAGTTCGTCAACCCGCTCGCGCGTTGGGGGCGCCGGACGGGTGTCGACGCCTGCAAGCTCCAAGCCCTTCCTCGCCATGTCCTGCAACCCCGTATCGCCGCCCCCGGCCTTGGTGTAGGCATCGTCCAACGGATCGCCAGGGACGCATGACCCGGCTACGGCGATTCTGCGCAAGGTGCTCTCCAGGACGTTTGCCTTGAGCTCAAGAGCTTCCGAGTCCATCGTGCCCTAATCCTACGCTGCCGCAGGGGTGACGGACACGACCTCGCCGCCCTGCATCTCGACCAAGGCCTCTTCCGTTCGGTCGCGGTGGGCAATGGTGATCTCGACCGACTGAGTGGCCGCCGCCCGGGCCCGCTGCCGCTTCGCCCGGCGATGCTCGCCCGCGACCTTTATCTCCTCGCGCATGCCCCGCTCTCGCTTTCGCTGCATGGTGCGCAGGCCGATGTTCCGGTCCCCGGCGACCGCGGCGAACTTGTTCAGCGTCTCATCGTCGACCGCAGTGGCCGGCACGTACTGGCCGTCGGCGTCGGACTGGTCGAGGCCCCTGCCCGCGCTGCCGCCGTAACCGCGCTCGGTCTCAGGGGTCCACGACTCCTTCTGCTCGGCTTTCGTTGGGACGCGCTTGGGCCGCACGACGATCTCGCCGTTGTGGTGGACGACGTGGGTGCCAGAGCGGGTCTTCAGCCCGGCTTCTCGCGGGTGCCCGCCGATGCCGCTCGCCAGCTCGCGGTTGGTCTCGCGCAGGTCGTGGATCGTCACGTCCGTCTGCCATTCGGTCTCGCCCTGTTTGAGGTGCCAGCCCTTGATGACGATCCAGAGGCGGGGCTGCTTGGGAAGGTCGACGGTCTCGCCGGTTGAGCGATCAACGATGTGCTTGCCCCCGAGGCTCTGGGAGACGATGAGTTTGGCGCCGGCCTCCTGGTCGGGTTTGGAGGGGCGCCGGAGCACCTTGAGGGTGCCGTCGAAGACCTGCTTGCGCTCTTGGCGGGTGAGCTTCAC